GGAAAATTTCTACAAGGCATGCAATTCAATAAGACCTGCAGGGTGCACAACAGCGGGGCAAAAGGGGGCTTGGAGCCTCCCCTGCCGTACAGTTTTCACGGATCAGATCTTCCGTTATTTTCTGATAATTTTTTTTATTCATCTTTCATCTGTATACATCTGATTAAAAATTTCTTTTCCGGTCTGCGTCCGGAAAATTTGCTGATATGCCTGTTCAATTCCGTGACGATTGACGTCATCTTCATATAAATTGACCAGAAAATCTGCCTCCACCAGAATCTGATAATCCAGTCCTTCGATATTATCATATGTATGATGATGTCCGATCAGATAGCAGATACGGTCGATCAGATAATTTTCAATTCCCACATCGGAAAGCATTCTCTGTGCCACAATCGGTCCTTCCTGCTCCTGCAGCTTTCCGTCACACCGTCCATACTTTTCTTCTGCCGGACGGATTCCAATGTCATGGGTATAAGCGGCTGCTTCCAATATAAAAAGGGATGTCTCGTCAAGCCCTTCTTTTGTTCCGATGATTCTTGCGAAACTATGCACTTTCATGAAATGCTGAATCCGTTTCGGATCTCCGGAAAAAAAGGCGATCATCTGTAAAAACAGCTCATCCAGCTGTTGCCTGCTGTAATAACTACTGTCACTACTGTCCATTCTGTGTTTCTCCTTTATCTAACATCTGCAGTGCAAACGTCGCTGCAATGTAAACAACTGCACATAAAATAATCAATACTGTTTTTTCCCCGGCAACACTGGCACAAAGTTCTGCCAGAATAAGAAGTCCATGCACCCAGAGTTCCGCATGATGCAGCATCACTGCAATAACTGCCTCAATGATAACAAGCAGACACATAGGAACTACCGGAACGTTAAGGACTCTCACCCCTACAATCACCATAATTGCAACAATTGCTGCAAAGGCCAGTAATGTCGGTACCTGAAACGTCTTTTTGTTCTTGTCCATTTTTTACCTCAACCTTTATTCTTATTTTCTTTGTCTGCGCCCATTATACCAATTTCATGCCTAAGAAACAAGCACTTTTTAAAGTAAAAAAGACACGTCTTCCATCGGATACCCGATACAAAACGTGTCTGAAACGAAGCCAATAAGGGGACTCGAACCCTTGCACAAAGCATCAACTTTTCAGTGTTTATGCGGCTTGTAGCGTTTTTACTTTGATTACTTTTGATTACTTTTTTCAAAATAGTAATCAAACGACTAACTTGTTCGTGCTTTGAAGTCTGGTATACTACTTAAAATATCTGACTTTTTCTCGATAGATCTGCGGTTTCTGTGGTAATGTTCCTCTGTAGTTCCTAGGCTTGCGTGCCCCATCTGACCAAGGATCAACCGCTCGTCAATATTGTTGTCAAGAAGGATGGTTCCGTATGTCTTTCGGATCTTATGTGGAGACTTTCGATAGATTCCTAACTTATCGCACAATCTCTGTAATCGCATTCTTACACAATTCGCATTCAAGCGCTCTCCATTTTCTTTAATGAACACAAATTCTTCAAATGGATTCGTTTTTCTGATCCTATCACACAACCACTCGTAGTCCTTTGGGATGATAATTGTTCTCGCCCCAGCTCTCGTCTTTGGGAAATCCTTTATCGCAACCGTATATTTTGCATCGTCCTCTCCACGATACCTTGTTTCGGTTCGCCGAACCTTGACCGTATTACCGTCAAAATCATCATGTTTTAGGCACACAACCTCTCCGATTCTCATTCCGGTCACGAACATTAGAAGTATTGCTATGTTTGATAAATCAAGGTTGCATTCCAAATATTTAATCATAATATCAGTTTCATTCTCGTCAAAAACCTCTTCGTAATCTTCCTTGATCGTTCGTTTGAAATCGGAATCAGATGTATCAAGCTCCTCAAACAATTCTTCAACATTAAAATCAATCAACTTCCGCTTTTTGGCTCGTTTCAGAAACCCTTTGGTTATCCCTTTTAGTCCGGAAAACGCCTTTGCCGTCAAGTTAAACTTCGGAATCTGTTCTTCTAGGAAATCTCCCCATTCATCTTCCGATATTGATTTTATGTGCCTTTTACCCATTTGTTTAAAGTGCCTTTGATAAAAGTTGCGATTCCTTTGGTGCGTTGCATTTCCAATCTTGTTCAGTGCCAACCGCCTGTCGTTCCACTCTTCAAACACTTCATCAATGGTTGGATTTTCTTCTTGAATCTGTAAATAATCGATAACCTCATTTTCAATATCGACCCTATCTTTTTTCTTAAGTAGCTTTCTCCCTTTCTCCTTGCATGGAATATAGGTTCTCCAATACCCATCTTTCCCTTCCCATATATCATATGGGTGTTTCTTTAGTATCTTTTCTCTTTTGTTCATTTCAACTTGTTCTTGCACAAGTGCTATGTCGAGAATACCACTATCAACGGCATATTTCAACAGTTCTTTTTCATCCAATCAAATACCCCCGTTCTTTCTATTTTATCTTTTATATCTCTCACTCTGTACTCTATCGTTCTTAGTGATAGATTTTCTTTTGTGGATATTTGCTTTTGTGAAAAACCACGGCAGAGAAGAGAGAAAATTCTCTCCTCTTCTTCCGTGAAATTGGCATTTTCTTTTATTTGTTCAAGTTCTGGCTTAATGAATTTTGTAAATTTCATAAGCCATTTCTCCTTATTTTATTGGTTGATATTTAAGTTTTTAAACATAGCACACATAACATCTACGACAATACTGTTTCCGAATTGCTTATACAACTGCGTATTACTGTTTACTGCTGCCATTTTGTCAATATCTTCATCAGATACACCCATCAGCCGTCCGCACTCTCTCGGTGTTAGCTTTCTGGTAATATGTTGCAATTTCACACTTTCATATAATTTTCTCATTGCCGGATCTGCTATTTTGGGTACATTGCAATGACCTACTGTAAGTGTAGGTGCAATTCCATCTGTATAAACAGCTTTTCCATCCTGCGATGAATTTATTCTTCCAGCAACTTTTATAAGACAATCAGAACCATCTTTGTAATATCTGAATTTTATTGTAGATGATATATCATCAACATCTTTAATCACTGCATGAAAATTATTTCCTTTCTCTTTCTGCTTTTTTGCATGTTTCGCAAATCCTTTCAATGCCTTATCGCTTACATAGAATTTGTCATCAACTACCTCTTCTAGATAATCGCGTATTCTTTTTGTAAGTGGTATAGGCTGTGGAAAATCATATGAGTAATTGCCAAGGAACGAAAACATAAAGCACCTGTTTCTGTTCTGAGCCACTCCATAATTTTTAGCATTCAAATCTTGCCAATAATTTGTGTACCCTAAACTTTCCAGGAACCCCAACCACTTCTCAAAATCATTGATGTTTTTCTTGCCGTGTACTTGTGGTACATTTTCCATGAACAAAATCTGTGGTAATTCTCCGTTGCTATCTCTGATTTCTGTTAGTATTCTCTCGACTTCCCACAACAGACCGCTTCTTGTACCACTTCCCTTAGACATTCCAGCTTGCTTCCCGGCAACTGATAAATCGGTGCATGGAAATGAGTAAGTGAGTAAACAAGTAAAGGTTTCTGTATCGCAAATATTCAAATCTCCTGCATGAACCTTTGTTATGTCCATTGTGGGGAAATCCGTACCATGTACTGCGTTATAACTTGCAATAGCGTACTTATCAAACTCCACAACTCTGTAATGCTCAAACTTAGCACCTATTCTCTTTAGTGCCATTGCCTGACTGCCGTAGCCGGCAAAAAGTTCTATTAAGCGAATGGGCTTTGTTATGCTGATTGGTTCTCTTGTGAAGTCAAATATGCTCATTTGATTATCACAAGAATAATTTTCAAAATTCATAAAATCTACCAAAAGGAAACCTCGGTTTTATGTGCGCACAACCTATTCCTTTCTTTGATTTTCGGTTAGTTGTTATATCTTTTTCTTAATGTATTCTGCACCTTATCCATTCCCTTAATTCCACCGACAATAAAAGCTATTTCTGCTCTATTTTCTGTCGCTTTTGTTTCTGCTTCCATGTCGTGCAGTCCGTATTCAGTCTGAATAATTTCATTTGCAGTAATTCTTTTTAATATTTCTTCACATTTCTTCTTGCTTAAAATCTTCACTCTGAATCACCCTTTCTTTTTCTTCTTAGGCTTAAACTTAAAAACATCATTTTTCTGACGGCTTACCATGCTACGATATCCGTTCATCTTACTGGCTCTGCTCTTTGCCATTCACTCCACCACCTTTCACAATCTGGATTGCTTTGCCTATGCACTCTTCTATGCATTTTTCATATGGAGTGTTTTTATAATAGTGTGTTTCTTCATTACTATAGTCTTCCAACTGCTCCACAACCTTGTCCTGGTCGTAGGCGGTCGGCTGTGCATCTATCACGCTTGCCAATGTTGCCAAACTTACTCTCCTAAAATCATCATCAGATTTACTTGCATTCATGCAATATTCTTTTAGTGCATCTGCACCAATCAGTCTCATCGTTTTTTATCTCCTTTTTTCAAATAATCAAAAATCTCATGTCCAATCATCGCTACAACTGACAGAACGCAAAAAAGATTGACTCCAAATTTTGTTAGAATATCTAACCTAATGGCTATAAGTATTAGTAGAATGAAATTTATGTACGATTGAAACATCACTCTTCATCACTCCTTTCAATTTTCCTACCGCATACAGGGCAGAATTTAGGCAGCTCCCTTTGAAACGCATCTATTCCAAAATCATAACCGCAACACTCTGTAACTCCATCAATTATCCGAGTTTTTCATTGTTTCGTTCCATAGCTGCTTGGTATTCTTCCGGTGTGCCGATTGCGCGGTACTTCTGAACCTCTTCCAGTGCCTTAATTGCTACTCTAGTAGCTTTCGCAACTCTGCATTCCCCATATTCACAATTAAGCGGGCTGTCTGTGCCTTGTGCGCATTCATAACAACTGTCTTTCTTCAATATCTTAATTGCTTCACTCTCCGTCATGCCTACACCTCCAACAATTCCGGGTTGTCAAACGTATTGCCGATAACTTCTGCATCAACCATATTTATCCAATAACCTAAATCTTTTCTGTATCTTCCAGTGTGCTTGTCTGACCAGCCTACATAAAATCCAACGTGTTCAGTTTTGGTGCTATCAAAGCAGTTCTGATAACTGCCGTATTTGATTTGCGCGCAAACATCACTAAATAAGTCTTTTACAATATCATTCTCCCAAATCAGCTTGCCATTCTTGTCCTTAAGTCCGGTGCACTGGCAGACGGTGGACGGGTCTACCTTTTTAGCAAAATCCTTATACTCACTCGGATATATCCCTATAATTTCAATTTGCTCCCCTGTCTCAATGTCTTGCTGTTTATCAACAAGCAGGCTTCCAATGATCCATTCGTCGGTATCAATCCGCTTTGCGCGGAATAAATATCTATCTTCCATATTCTCTCCTATTCCGCTTCTGATTGAAGTTCTTTTATCCATCCATCATAATCCCATGAACTTCCACATATAGTGTCACTTGTTACGGTTGATAGATAATCTGCTAACTCTTCATCCGACATATTCCTTATCCTGTCGGCATTGGTCACTTTCGCGTCAACAAGTTCAAAGCACTCATCACGCCATTTCAATACATTATCAATATTAAATGAACTGTAACCTACATGGTAATAATCTTCGCCGACTTTTTTGTACTTGATTTCGTAATATGGCTTGTTGTCTATCATCCTTACGATAATTTCCAGAGATGTAACTTTGTTTTTTGTATCATCATTTTCTGAAACTTTGCTATCACATCTGCAACAAGGCTCGTTATCTATTGAATTGCTGTTGTGCTTGCAGTTACAAGAAATCTTTTCTTCACTATCATCAAATGCCTTTAAAAACATTTCAGCAATTTCTTTCTCGTAATTCTCTTTTACCAAGATTCCAGCCGCTGTTCGCTCTGTTAATCTCTCCATGTCTATTCCTCGCTTTCTGCCAGCTTTGCCGTTTTCCAATCGCTTATATCGCCACTTCCGCGCGCACTCCAAGATGTTGCTCCGTATCCCCATGCGTACACTATTCCGTTCTCGTATTTTGCAAAATACCTCCGTGTCCACGCATCAGATTCTAGGCCTCTCACAAGAATCGGCGTATCGACCGCTACCTTGCTCCAATCAACAGGCGGCTCAACATACTCGCTATTCGCCCATTTCAGTATTTTTTCATTACAATCTGAATAACCGAAATCACAATCTTTGCAAAGAAGATTGTCACAAGAAGTCATTTTCCCGTTGCGAACTGCAATTTTATCTCCCTTACACGCAATATCTAAAATTTCTTTTGCGTATTTCTCTCTGTTCAGCATATTCACACCTCCAAGTCACACACAAACTTAATCTCATTCGCCAAACTCTCCGCTATCATCGGCAACGTCAACTGAAACTGCTTGTAATTAGCTAACGTATCAATGTAGTCGATGAATTTGTCCGTGAAATACTGCAACTGTTTCTCTGTTATCTTAAATTCCTTTTTCAGAATCGTAAGCGTGAGCGCGAAATAGTTAAACAAAGACGCACCGGAAAGCCTGTATGCTTCACGCTCGATACAGAAACCTTTCTTTGCATACAGGTTCATTAACTGCCTTTGCGGAATTTTTCCGACTTCCTCTTTTATGTCGATTCCGTATTTACTTTTCAGATAAACAGACAAGTCCTTTCCGGTATTTCCACCGGATGCTGCTTCATCTAAGTAGGATTTCAAAAAATCCTGCAACCGGATGATTCTTGCCTGTCCGAATCCGAATTTGTCATGTAGAATTATGTACCCAATCACGACAAAATCTTTGTATGATTTTGATATAACCTTATCAGCATTTCTCTTTTCAAAATCATTTTGCCCGATAATCCGCATTTCCTGTTTTGTGTAAAATGTCGGCTTTTTCTTCCGTCTCAACGCATTGCTCATTTCTTTGATTTCTCCTTTCTGTATGTGATTTCCAACCATGCAAAATGACTCAATACAAGCTGTCTTGCACGTTCTTCAATCTCCATGCCCTTGTATTTGTTTATCAATGATTCTCCGGATTTTACAACTTCATCCCACCAAGAATCAGCGTTGTCCGGTGAATAGTATTTCTGAATGAATTGCCAATAATCCATAAATACTTGCCATTCTTCTGAACCCTTTTCGATTTTTGCACTTGCCATAGCTGCTACCTCTAAAACGGACAATCGCCATTGTATGGTTTGAATCCGTCCCCACGTTCTTTCTTTTTGATTTCCGCAACAACATCATCAAGTGGTTTTTCGATTTCAACAAACTTCATGTGATCTCCATCAAACTCCATTGCTTCACGCATTGTCATTCCCTGTCTGTTCTTCTCGATTTTTACACCCTTGGCTCCCTTGTCATTGTCTGACAGATTCCACAGCATAATTATGTTTGACGCGTCCTGTTCGATTGCTCCAGATTCCCTCAACTCTGCCATGGTAGGTTCTTTTGTGTCTCTGCTTTCAGATGCTCTTGTTATCTGCGAAAGTGCTATTACATGTGTATTTAAGTCTCTTGCAACCGATTTTAAACCTCTTGAAATTGATGCTACTTCTTCATTTCTTCCGGAATATCTGTTATCCGGCATAAGCAATTGCAGATAGTCAACAACGATAACGTCAAAGTTTTGGTGCCTGCATTCTGACTTTATTTCCCTCGGAGATACAGTCCCGGATGCAATCCATAATTGATAATCACTCATTTCTTCATTTGCTTGGTTAAATTTTTCCTGTTCATCGCCAAGAAACGCTTTTGCTCTTCTGATTCTCGTTAAGCCGATTTCCGCAAGTCTTGAAATAAATCGTTCATATACCTGTTTATCGCTCATCTCCAAATTGAAATATGCGACTTTAAGTCCTTTCTTTGCCATATTGCCAATAATCTGCGTTGTGAGTGCGGATTTTCCGACTGCCGGTCTTGCAGCAATTACTGTTACATCACCGCGTTCAAGGTCTCCAAGCGCATCATCAAGTTGCGATAACCCGATTTTTATACCGCCCTCTCCGACACTTTCGTTGAAATATTTGTCTTTATTCTCAACTGAAATCTGCTTAATTGGCTTTAGTTTTACTTCTTTTCCCTCTTGCAAATGTTCAAGCCTTGTAAGAAGATCACTGATTGTATCATCAATGTCACATGGTTTTAAGCTGGATTTCTGATACATGTCACGAACCGTTCTTACTTTGTATTCTTTCGCAACCGCATCGGCATAACTTTTGACCATAGTTGAAGTGATTGTTCCGGTAATACAGGATTTCATCAATTCGCTAATCTGCTCTTGTGCGTATTTGTGGCTTTCAAGTGCCATTGACAAGGACATAGGATCTATACTTTCATTCCGGTCATACATAGCAAGCATTTCTTTGTATGTATCCTGTGCAAATTCCGAACTAAACATTTCCGGTTTCAGTGTTCGCCAGATGTTATTTAGCACATCATTGTCAATCAATACGCACCCGATCACTCCGAACTCTGCTTCTGTCAACTGCAATCACCTCGTTTCTCCGCGATCTGCAACCAATAGTCACAATCATTTTTCAGCCAATCAACATATTTTGGAATGTACCGAAAATCCGTATCGTCCGGATTCTTTTCTTGATAGTCACTCAAATATGCTTCTGTGGCTTTGTATAACAGCCGTGCAATGTCCGGTTGGTTCTCTTCGATAACTTCTAGCACCTTATCCATCCAAGCTGTTTTAGAGGTACTGTACGCTGTTTTCTTGGGGTATATACTAAAAGTCTTTTTCCATGCATCGTCAAAATCAAACAAATCTCCGGAATCGGTCGACAGCGAATTTTCTTTTATATTTTCTTTCTCTTTATCTTCTTCTTTTTCTTCTTCTCTATCTGAAACAGCGACATCAGACGATTTATCGGGCGATTTTTGCTCAATTAGGTTTTTCTGCTTCTTTCTCCGGTTCTGTTGATAAAGCCTGTCACGTTCTTTTTTCTTCTCATAAGCGTCAAGCGTTTGATGCTTATTCCAATTCGGAATCGTTATCACGTTGTCAACGACCTCAATCATTCCAAACTCTTCAAAGGTCTTAAGCGCAAGCCTTACCGTGTTCAAATCTCTGCGAAAAATGGTGGCAAGCATTTCATCCGTGAACGGTAATTTGTTGCTCATCATAAACACACCGTTGTTATTCTGTTTTCCGGCAAGAATGAGAAGTTTGAACCAAATCGTAATGATGCTATCCGCACTTGGCATACTCTCAATCAGCAGAATCTTTTCATCATCAAAGACATCTGTTGTGATTTTAATCCACTTGACTTCTGCCATTTAATCACTCTCCTCATATGTATCTTCAGAAATCAAAGCCATAAACTTCTCATACTGTTTTTCAGAAACTTTGTTACCCTGTTTCTCCGGCTTCAATCGGATTTCAAGGTGCTTTTCAGCAATATGCGATAATTCCTTAGCAAGAGTCTTTTTGCCTTGTTGTACGCCCCGCATATAACCTTTGACCACTTTTCTTTCTCCGATTGAACCACTTGCGCGATTTTCTCCTTGACCGCCCAAACTGACATTACGCAATTGATAGCCTTTATCTGCATATAACTTGATGTAATATTTCTCCTTTTTATCAAGCTGGCTCTCTGAGAAATTCAGAAATTCAACTCGCCAACCATAAGGATTGTCGCTCTCGTTGTACAACTTATGCTTCCGTAAACTAAGGTCTATGTGTTGTTCATAGCCTGTAAGGTGGCTACACAATCTGCTGATTATATGCAGTGCCTGCCCGATATACGCATACCGGAAACCATTTTCATCCTCACGAAGTAAGAAGTATATTCCGCTTTCATCATTCAGTTTCGGATTCAACGCAAGCCACTTCTGTTTATTTTTGGCTTCGATGGCTTTTGCCTGTCTAAATTTCTTATAATCCACCCCAATCACTTCCTCTCCAATGGCTTCATGCTCATTTGAGCCACAAACTTTCCATAGCTCATGCCGGAAGCGCGTGCCATGTGATTCACAGCCTTGATTGCATCATCCTTTTTCTTTTGCTTTATCAAGCGTTCTTTAACGTCAATGCTAATGCAGTCTTGGCAATTAAACTTGTTTTCATCTATCGTCATAAACAGCCTTCCGCATTTCGGGCATATTCTTTTATACACAATTCTTCCAGCCTTTTTAAAATTTCTAAACTGCGCAGATCTTCTTGCACAGTCGGGTCTACAGTATTTCTGATCTTGTCGCTTCGGCTCAAATTCAACCATACAGTATTCACATAATTTCAATTTTTACCTCCAATCTTTTGTAAGGGCGGTGCGGTAAACGCACCGCCAAAACATGGCTTTCAATAAGCTTGTGATAACTATTATTCGCCAAACAAGATAGTTTCTTTTAGGCTTTCGCCAAGGTGTTTCAACCAATCAGAACGGACAAAGGTTCATATCAACCTCTAGCCCTTTTTCTGCAACATAAACATTTGCTCCATATTTAATTGTTTCTTTCGTTCGTTGTAGGAATAACGCGGGATCTCCGCTTGTGTCCGATAAGTGTATTAAAACGACATTTCGTAAAGCCGGGTTGTCGTTCGTCTGAATAAATTTAAGTGCCGTATCAAGGCTCATATGGCCTCGCAAACGGTGTTCATAATTTGGCTCATTCCGGTCTACCAAATCCATGCTATAATTGGCTTCAACCATGATATGCTCAACCTTTATGCCGGAAAAGTCATACTTGCAATATTCCAAGTCGGTCAAGAATAACAGTTTACCCATTTCCTCATGCTCGATTAAATAGCCGTAGCACTCGATTTCTGTATCATGCGGTACGTTGAAAGGGGTCACTGTAAAACTGCCGATTTGCCGTGCTCTGCGTGGTGGAATGGCTATTGTACGTTCTCCTGTAATGGTTTCAAGCGCGGTCTGCGTTTTAAATGCCGTATAAACCGGAATGCCGGATTGCATGAAATCTTTTATGTATCGTGCATGGTCTCCATGTTCGTGGCTCACAATGCAACCGACAACATTTGCTATTTTCCAATCAATCATCTTCTTAAAATCAAGAAATTTGCATCCTGCTTCGATTGCAAGGATTTCTCCATTGTCGGCAATTAAGGCGTATGAGTTACCGGATGAACCGGAACCTAAGACTTTTAATTTCATAGGCTACTCCAATTCTTCCTCTGCCGGAAAGTGAAAATATTCTGATGTACTTTTCCTAAACATTTCGCTGCTTAACACTTGGCAAACTTCCGTAAAGTATTTTGAATTGGCAGTATGATGATAAAATTCATTATTTTCATACGCAATTCTAAGCATTTCCATGGCTTTCTTTGCTTTTTCTTCGGTGGAATATTCAGCAATTTGCATGTCATCAGTAAGCGACTCAACACCTGTTAAGTTTTTGTTCAGGAAATAAATCCTTGACTTGAATCTCTGAATAATCACCTCTTCGTATGGCATATCAAGCGTTCCGTCCTGTGATATAACTCTCATAGCAACCTCCTAATCTTTCATAAAGTCCGGTACGTTCTCATCATTCTCAACGACTTTCTCCGGCTCAACTGCTGCACCGTCGGTCGCTTCGGATTCTGCTACGACAAATGGTTCTGAATTGGCGTTTTCTGCAATTTCTTCCTGTGTCTGCACATAGGTTTCATCAAGCTGATTGAAGGACTGCTTTGCCATGCTATTGAAGTCCTTGCGATACTTCTTGATTGCATTGTTACGCATTTTACGAACAATCATTGATTCCGGTGTGTCGAGCCATGCCGCGCTGATATAAGGCTTTGCAACTTCACATTCCAACATTTCATCAACGGTTGCGCATTTTCTCAAAGCATCGAAAATCTCCTCTTTCTTAGCCTTGATTTTGCTCAACTGCTCGGCTGATGCCTTGTAACGATTCTGACAAATTCCGAAAGTCTCATTCATCAGATTGTTGCGCACATGAGCAAACAGATTAACCTTTACACCGTCTCTCTCTGCGATCAGATACTGAAATGTGCCGTCCTTTAATTTCAGAGGATAAACAACACGGACAACCTTCTGTGATCGTCCCATTTCTTCCCATTCCGGCGGTGTCATTTCGATACCCTTATGCTTTGGATATGAAAACTCGTCACCGTCTTTAACAAGCCAACAAGGATATACGGTATCTACATTTTCTCCATAGTTACGAAGTAATGCATCGTTGCCGTCTCCCTCAATTCCCATTTCTACAACCTGCACATAGTTGTCTCCGGACTTCTTTGTTCTAAGCTGGAAATAGCACTCTCTCGGCACTGCATTAGCATTGAGTTTAAGGCTTGCGCACTGACCGACAACCTCTCGCAGATTCGATGTATCAAGTCCGTTTAAATCCTTGATTTTATCGCTATCCTTAACAAGCTGATAAATGCTTGTCATAGCTGACATGGCGCACTGCTTTGAATAATCATCATACGGCACACCGCATAACTCAAAATCCTTTGTAACAAGGTTCGTGATTGAATTAGTCCACTGGCTGACCGCAGTGTTGACTTTCTGTAACTCTAAACTGTTTTTCTCTGCCATAATTACTTACCTGCCCTTTCTGATTTAATGTACTTAATACAATCCACCGTTTCTCCGTCTTTGATTTCCTTATGCCGTCTGTTCAGAATGATGAGCCACTCAAAATTATTGTTGCTAAATCCCCTGTTGAATTTGATTCCGCTCACTCCCATCACAAACTCCGAATTATCGTATTTCACAATCGAATGTTCCCCTCTGAATGAAACCTGTCCGTTGTCCTCAATGGCATATAAATTTACTGTATCTCCAACGCTCAAATTTTCCCCTGTAATGTCACAAATGTTCGTTTCTTCTCCGATACGTCCGTAGTCGACAGTTCTATCCGACGGTACTAAATGTGGCTCAAAGTCCACTTCCTTTTCTTCCGGTTCATCACCGGACTTCTTTGTATTGTCCGCATCCTGTAAAATGCGGTTGTAATCTTCTTTCCCAAGCTCGTGCTTTAAAACCTCTAACAGTGACACGAACTCTGCCATTACAACCGGTTTAAAACCGGTTACCTCTACTGTTCCAAAATCTGATTTAATCATAATTTATTCCTCACTTTCTCCGGCATCTACCGGCTCTTCATACTTCTTCACAATTGCCACCTTATCAGCACCGTAGGTTTCCACCCACTTCATATCCACCGATTCATCCGTAACCGTCAGCTTTGCACCTTTGGCATTTACAACCGTGTCACCAGCTTTCACAGAATCCTCGGTGCGATACACATAGCTTCTGGTGCTGTTTGGAAATTTTGCTTTGATATACTGCATTTATCATCCCTCCTCAATTTTCAAACCAAATGGAACGTTTCCATTAACAATAGATTGCCAATGTGTAATAACATTTGGACTAGCACTTGGATTGCATGGTTCCGTTGGAGCAAACATAAATCCGCTCTCCTGTTTCTTGGTTTCTTCATCCCATTCTTTCTCGGTTCCAAAGCAAAGATGCTCATAGAATTTTGGATTGTCCTCATATGACATACACCGTGCATCCGGCTGTGTGATGTTGTTGCTTGTCCCTACTCTTGACATTCTACACACCCTCGACTTTCAACTGCTTGTCCTCTGAAACGGTCAGAAGAATTAACTGCGTATCAACTTTTGGGAGATACTTATTGTTAATGCTCTCTGCCCCATCCAAAACAATAGGAACATGCATACCGTAGAACTTCTGAAAACTGTTGCAAATATCAATCTTCGCTTCAATTTCCCTGCCGGTGTTTGTCGTATCTCCGAATACCTTATAAATGCCGGTTTCTTCATCAAGCACCGTAGGAACACAAACTTCCTTATATTCTCCGTTCTTCTGGAAATCGGACAACTTCCAACGCACAATACCGAAATGCTCATTGATTTCTTCAACAAGTAACTCATTCTTTCGTTTTGAAACTTCTTTGAGCTGATAAAGAATCCTCTCGGCATCTGCCTTTGCTTGTCCATACTCACGCTGTTTCTGTTGCATATCTGCAATCTGTTCATCAATGCGAACATTGTTTTCAGCCTGTGCAATAATCTTATTTACTTCATCAAGCTGGCTCTTTAATTTTGTTTTATCAGCTTTTGCGTAATCAGCCACCTTATCTGTACCCTTGGATTCCAACTCTGCAATATCAGCAAGCAATTTATCCCGTTTAGCCTTTAACTTGACATATTCCGCGTTCTGCATATAATCAGCGTAATCCGGAATCTTAGAAATCCGTTCATCAAATCCTTTAATAATGTCAATTTCTTCCGCTTCATTAAGTTTCAAGGTGTTAATTTTGTTTTCCAATTCTTTGTTATTCTTTGTCAGATCCTTAATCATTTCAGCGCACGCATTCCCATCATCAACAATCATGGCAAGTGTTTTCGCGTGTTCTTCATTAAATATTTCGATTGCATCGGCCTTTCTCTGCGAAAAATCGGCTCTTAAAGACTCTATTTTATCTTCCGGCAATCTTTGTCCGCATAACGAACAAACCGCTGTGGATACGTCAAATATCCACTTAGAATCGTCAAACTTCTTTTCCTTTTCCTCTTTGTACCTTTTCACAAGGTCGGATTTCTTAAGAGTCTGTTCAGAAATTGATTTCTTATTTCTTTCAATGGAATCCTGCGCTTTTCTGATAGATGAACGAACATCCTCTAACCTCCGTTCGTGGTTATATTTTTGATTTTCAATCTCATGTCTCTTGCTTGAAAGCTCGTTATTCATGGTCTGCGCGATAGCGGACATTTCAAACTGACAATGCATTTCTTCGCTGCGCATTTCATCAATCCGAACATCAGATTTCCCAATTAAATCTTCAAGTGCTTCAATCTTTCTCTCTAAATCGGCTTTCAATAACTCCTGCTCTGCCACATCTACATCAACCTTTGCTCTCTCCAGACCGATAATCTGATTAGGAATCGCATCTAACTGTTCAACTGCTTTCTTCTTGGAAGCATTGTTCATGGCTTCAATCTCTTCAAATTTGTAGGATTCAAGCAATTTGGCAACATCCGCAGTTTCTTTATTCATTTGCGCAATCTCTAAATCTGTTTTTTCACTTGCCATAGCGAATAAGGATTTTCTCATTTCATCCTGTTTTTTCTTTAACGACAAATCCTTAGTGAACACATTCGGGTGCGAACAAATGAGGAATTTATCAAACTCAAACCCTAATTCTTCCAGATATGCCTTAAAATCACGTTCTGTCTTAGGTACAGAATTAATCTCATATGTATTTGTGATTGTAATTTTCGAAACCCCATTTTTATCCGGCTTTCCAACTTTTCGCTTCTGCATCTTGGAAAGAGTGATTTCTTTTTCGTCTACATCGACAGTCGCAGTAACGGTCGGAATGCAATCTTCTACATTGTCCGGTCTAATGTTTGGATTGCTGACAAGTTCATAGTTCTTATCAGACATCAGCCAGTACCATGCCGCCCCGATTGTGGTCTTTCCTCTCCGGTTCATGCCGGAAACCCTTGTTGTCTTTCCGAATTCGTATGTCTTATCCTTTACACCTTTGAAATTCTCCATATGTAACGATTTTAAAATCATTCGCATTATTACACCCCCACGATTCCTTTTATTGACAACTCATATGTAACTTTTTCCACAACGCGACCATCTTTACACGTTTTCTTGTATCTCCGGCTCTGTAATCTGCCGTATGTGCTTACCCTATCGCCTAAAGCAAGCGAGTCCGTATATTCTGCACACTTTCCCCATGCGATACAAGTAATCAAATCCTCTTTTCCGTTTTCTCTTACGTTTTTGAGTTTCAAATCACAGATTTTACGACCAAGTGGCGTTTCTCTAAGTTGCTTTTCCTCGATAATTCCCTCAAGACTTACATCATTCAAAAGGTTATCATCCTCTGGTTTTGTGATTGTATCAGCCATAACATATGTAAGAATGGCTTTTCCAGACCCTGTTTTTACACGTCTGGTAATAATCTTTCCACAGACGTATACCGTTCCGCTAATTCCTGTATCGCTGATTTCTTCATCAAACAGTACCGGAAGTATATCTGCAACACCGCTTTTTCTTTCAACTCCGATGAAAAATTTATAAAATTTCTTACCGTTTGACGTTGTATGGCTTTCCCTTGGCGCTGATACAACATCACCGATCAGTGTTATTTTGTTCTCCATTGCTTCTCCTTTCCATTTCTCTGTCAAGAACCTTTTCAAAATTATCTTTATCATTCTGTTTCTTTCGTTTCCCTGCCAAAAGTTCAGCAAGCATACGCTTTTCTTTCGTGGAACATCTCGTACCACTTATATACACAACGCCTACCATTCATCCTCTCTCATTCTGCGTTTTCTCTTGATTCGCTTGTCAAGTTCGGCTCTCTTCCTGTCTACTTCCGACCAGTAATACATGATTGCAGCAATTACTGCCCCTACTACGAATTTAATAGCCGACATATTCCCGGCCGCGCCCTCACTATCCATATAGCACGCGGCAACTAAGGAATACTCCATTGCAACCGCACCTATGATGAATTGGATTACTTTTTTCATTCATGCTCCTTTCTGCCACTTTATAATTTAGTACCAGTCAGAAACAAACGTTCCGAGTAACGGACATACAACAACATCTATAAAACGCACAGAACCATCTTCCATGGAATATGTAAAAGCCATTGCATGTGTGTAAGTCGAATCTCCCGTCTGTATCTGTGCATCTCTTACAGAAACTCCATATGTTGTTTCCTCGTCAACGAAAATGCTTGAAAAAGTTTCCACAGAGTCAACCTTTGCTAAATAGTTGTCACCGCTACGAATTACCCTTGAATTAACTTTCTGAAATTCAAAATTGCTCATTTTAATTCTCCTTTCCATTATGTGTTTCGTTTTCCTCGCCTTGCTCACTATGTTTCGAAGCAGAACTCTCAACCATTCCAAGGACATATCCTTTCTGAAAATCTGTCATATTCGGAATGGCATCACGAAGTTTTTCGACAACTCGCTTTTCTTTTTCACTCATGCAATCACTTCCTTTCATGCGCAATATCTGATTTCGTACTCTGCTACGATTTTCGAAAAGATTTCACGCAATTTCTTATCATCCTCAATAATGTCCATTTTGTTCAATGCACTGATTTCTGTTTTCGTGCATCCGCTTTCTGCCATGCGCTCACGCCTGTTTCTGATTCTTCTGCTCAAGTCGCATCCGGCACGGTGTTCAAGTTCTGAATACATTTCAGTCCTCAATACGTTGAATTGACAATCTGCATTTCTCTGAATCCGATTAAATTTTGCATTGATTTCATTTCTCCAATTATCAAATACCGGCTTCACCGCTTCTTTGATATGTTCAGTTGTCTCAATGGCTTTCTGTGCTGTGTCCTGTGCCTTGGCAATCTGCCTGTCTCTTTCCTTGTCAGCAAGTTCTTTTTGAACCATCTGATTAAGAAGTCCTTGCAACGCTTGCAATTCTGGAGATAATTGATCGTTGACACTTTGATGTACATTGAAATAGGAAGAAACTAATTTTCTTTGCACTTCCCATGCCAAATCATCCGTGAATGATTTGACCAACATCAGATAGCCCTGTTCGGTAATGAGTGCCGTTCCTCTTGGACTCACGGCATCAATTCCTACTGGACGAAATCCGTCCAATTCAGTATTTTCAAGGTCTGACGGCTTCAAAACGAAATAATCTTCGCCCTCAACAAAATGTTTCTTGTTTTCAGCGAATCTGTGTCTTGCTGTTCCGTCTGGTCTTTCATGAACTATGTCAATGTCCTTGAATGTAACCACTCTTTTACCTTTGTACTCTTTGATGGAAATATCTGCATTTCCAATGTGTACTAAATTATCCATATTTTCACTCCTTTCTGTGATATAATTCCCTTATCATCAAATAAGGGAGGCGATGCAATTTGAAATACTTTTTGTTTTGCGATTTTTCTACAATATCCTGCGACCGAGAAAAGATGGCAAAGATATTAGCCGAAAATGAAATAACGTTCGCAAATATAAATAATTTCTGTTGGGAACTAAATGTTCCTGAAACGTTTGGCAATCCGCTATGCGACACAACAGCAGAATCTATTCACTGTCTGTTTTATCAGTACACTCACAAGAACTCTCTTCTTCTTGTGGTAAAAGCAAATGAATATTTTCCAAACGGAGATTAGGATATAATCTCTTTGTTTCTTCATATACGGTTTTGGTTTTCAGCCATTTCCGCATATGAAGAACCTGTTCCATGACGTCCATATCGTGAATATCCACTTTGTTTAAAATCTTCTGCAATTCCTTTTCCATTCCATTAAAATAAGAAACCGGAACAACAATTATGTCATTTGCTGATTTAATCTCTTTCATGTTCTCACCCCTTTCTGTTCATTTGATGTACATACAATAGCACATTAAATATACATTGTCAATAGTTTTTGTTGACTTAATGAACATTTAATGTTAATATAATTGTGAAAGGAGGGTAAAGGATGAATGAGCGAATAAAGCAAGTTCGGTTATCAGCAAAATTAAGCCAAACAGAATTTGCAGAAAAAATTTTAGTATCACGATCTGCTGTGTGCAAAATGGAAAGCGGAGAAAATTCTCCATCAGAACAAACTGTTAAATTGATTTGTCAAGAGTTTAATGTTAATGAAGATTGGCTTCGCACCGGAAACGGAGAAATGTTTGTTGAATTATCAAAAGACGAACAGATTTCAGCAATGCTTGGAGAAATCCAAAGACTAGGTGATGAAAACTTTAAGTATCGACTTGTTTCTGCGCTGTGCAAGTTAAGCGAAAATGATTGGACAGCCTTAGAAAATTTAGTTGATATGATTTCAGACAAAAAGTAAAAAAGAGCCAAGGGCAATGCGCAAACCCTTGGCTCTTTTCCTATTTTAATAAGTTGCTTATGTATGCATATATGGTTTTTAACCAATGCAAATTGTCGCATTTTTCAATGAGTTTAATGATTTCATTTTTGTAGTACTCTTCTCCCAACCTCAAAACCCCCAATCATGTGCCCTATGTAGCGATACAGATATTATGGAACGCGTGTTCGGCATAGTCAATAACAACTTGGGGACAAAGCCAATGCCAAGCCTTGCCCCCACCAGAACTTGAAGTGTCCTTTCGGACAAGTCCATAGTATCACTACAATATGCATGATTTCAACATTTTTCGGTCGCAAGTTTCGACAGGAAATGTCATTGCAGAGAAGCGGAAAGCTGTTTCTCAATCTGTTCTTGCACTTTTGCGCGCCAACGCATCGGCACTTCATCAATTGTCATTTTCTTGTCTACAAGAATGCGTCTTACATAGAATTTAACCATATCCTACACCTCACTTTCTGCGGCAATGCTTGCCAGTTCTTCGATTGCTTCTGCGTTTGCTTCATGCCCGGCTTTCAATTCGTCAATCGCTTTTTCCATTTCCGTCTTGGTTCTCAGATTAACGGTTACTGTATATGTACCATCTTCTGTGCCATCCTCTCCCATGTTCGGCATATATGAGAATCCTTCATACTTAAGATTCTCATACTCTCCAGAAGCCTGATCATTGTGTGTAAATGTGACCTTTGAGATGTTCTCTTCCGAGAAGGCATCTGTGATTGACTTGATTCCATCAAAGTCTTTCGACTGAATCTGAATATTGCCGAGACTCGCTCCTTCAGCAATCTCGAACTCTGTTTTGTTTTTCAAAATTATTTTGTCCATATTTTTATTCCTTTCTATGTGTAAATTTATGGGTTACTAAACTTATTTAAACGGCAGTTTAAATACTGTATTTTATTCAATTAAAGAAACAATTGATGCAAACAACGCTGATCCTGGTCTTTCACATATGCCACCGAACAGTAACCAAGATACTTCTCTACATAATCCGTTCCCCGTTTTCCACACGATACTTTTAACAATTCCGTTTATCAATGTAACCACAGGCTATGCAGTTCAGATTGGTGTATCTATCGCTGGGCAATACAATGGCAAATTAGCTGTTCGTACTAAAGATGCAGGAACTTGGGGGAATTGGAATATTATTTCATGATATTTAGTGCAACTTTATTAGCCTTATCAGATACACATATAACAAAAGATATGGTCTATTCTCGAAATACTGTTGCCGCCATCTTGGAAATATATTGCAAGTTCTCCATTAGCATTTAAAGTACACGGTATGTTGTTACCGTTAATTGCTGGTAGCGTCATATATATATACTTTTGTGGTATTGGCAATCCTTTCAAAAGAATTGCACCATTTTCTAGTTTGGTTGGTGTTATTTCCATTATTACCTGTACCATGAACCCATTACGGGTATATGATGCACTACCAGTTGCATTCACCAGTGTACAACCCTTTTCTCCTTGCATCTCTAAACTGCCGTTTAAATCCGATATCTGCTTGGCCAGCGAATTGTCTATATTCGGGTTCGCCTGCCGCGCATCTAATGCAAACCCGGTTTCTGTTGTTACCTGGTTATTTACAATACTTTCTGGTTGCAGCGCACTTCCGATTTTATCCTTTAATGCATCTGCCAACTTTATGACGTTTTTCGCTTCGTCCAATGTAATTGTGGTGCCATCCAAGTTAATACTAAGCGTTCCACTTTCATCTACGCTCATGCTTTTTCCGTCCGGCTTTACAACTCCGGCATCCTCTGTTGTTGCAATCGCACTAGCACCACCTACAACAGACTTAGACCAATATTCCGTATTGCTTGTTACCGTTCCTGCCGGAACATTCTTTTTTGCAAAATACAATGTGTTATTATGAGTTACCGCATCCAATCTCTTATATGTAGCATTTGCGCTCCACTCGCCTTTAGGCACGATTGCTACTCTACCTGCCACTGCCATATTAAGCCACCTCCCAATTCAAATTTCCGTTATTATCAACGGTAAAGTTATATGCCGCATTGTCCGTGTAAATCAACTCCCCATCCTCATTCACATCAAATTCTGTCATTGTGAGTTTCTTGTTAATCTCGTCTTCGATTCCCTGTACCCGGTCTGCGCTGTCCTTTGCGTCTGTGGCATATTTTGCCGCGTTGGTTTCGGACGTTCCTGCACTTTTGGCAGATGCTACAGCCTTGGCAGATTCCACTTTAATATCTGCAAGATAATCCGGGCGCAGATGCTTTTCTTGGATACTTCCCTCTTTCACAATTGCGGACACCTTGCCGTCACTGCTAATTTCAAATGCAATGGTATTGCTATCTATAAATTCATACTGCGTGATCAGAGCGGACAAATCAACATTCTGCGCTGTGCCATCGTCAAGCGTGATTACTAACTGTTGCGTCTGCGGATTGTACTTGAAGTTGACCGCCAACTTTTCCAACTTGGTGTCAATAACCGCCTTGGAACCGTTCATCTTAACCACCGTCAGCGTACCGTTGGATTCATCCCAAAGGATTTCCTTTACAAGTTCGTTAGCTTTGGTCAAGTCAACTTTTGTGGTGTCGAGTGCGCACACACGATCGTCGATTGCATCAATGCCGCCTTCTATGTTGTTCAGCCTATCTCGATTGATTGCGGTTTTTTCACTTGGAAAATTCTCCCAATGTTCGCGGCTATAGATTTTCTGATATGCCATCTGATCACTTCCTTTCCAACGCGGACAATCGTTGCTCAAATTCTTTCATCTGTTCACTCAATTTTTTGTTTTCTCGCTTTAACTCTTCGATTTCCTTTTGTTGATTTTGAATCATCTGAATGTGCATTGCATGGAGATTTTCCTTGTCAATTTTCCATGTCTTTGAATCTCCGTGAATTGCTTTTTCATCCTCTTCGGCATCTTCTTTTAGTACAAGTCCGCTATCGGACAATCCGGCATCCTGCAAAATCTTCTCTAAATCCTGCGCAATTAAACCAAACTGTAACCCTGTGTGTTGCGTGATGTATCCGGGTTTCCATGTATATTCAACCGGGCACATTGCCATATATACACTTTTAATATCCCTTAATGATTGTATATTATTTTTCAGCCTTTTATCGGAACTCGGAATAGAAATCAAAAGACCCTCGATATCCAAGGTACTTTCCCTTGAACCAAAATCAGACATTTTATTAAAGTGTCTAGGCGAATACTTGGTTGTAGAGCTATCATTAAGTGTATAGTCTACGTCTGTAAAATACCCACTTGGCAATTCGCTTTTGGTTGCGTAGCCACTCAGCGAATTGTCAACATAACTTTCTGTCGCCAAGTTTTCCCCGTTTGCATCAGTAACAGATAATAAGTCCAACTTAACATTCTGCAATAACGCATTATTTCTTCCGTCATGCCCTAATATCTCTACCCCAGATACCTCACCACTGTCAAAAAGCAGAGATTCTATTATATGTACTCGTCCGCTACCGTCCAGTTCAAAGTTGTTACATTCTACAATCAATCTGTTTCCTCGTAGCACAATTTGGTCTGCGCTGGCATTAATCATCGAAATAACTTGGTCGTTCTCATCTCTGCCTAACTTCAATTCCAATGATGCGTCTAATGCACCCTCTGCCTTTTGTGCACGATTGACTTCTGCGACAATGCTTTTTGTGGTCTGCTCAAACTTGGTATTTGTCTGTTCCTCTAAATCCTCGTATGTGGATTGAAGATGGTCTGCGTTCCTTTCTAACTTTCCGGTACGTCTTTGCACGCTTTCAATCGTGTCTCTGATAGAATTAACCTTTACAGAGTGTGTCTGCGTGCCCTGTGCCGAGATTGAATCTCTCTTGCTTTGCACTCCGGTTAGGGTGCGTTGCAAAAGATACGTTTCAACGATTTCTCTCGTGGTGTTGAACCGGATTGGTTCGCCAAGTGTCAGACATGGATTTCCGACACAAGTGCAACTTTTAATCGGCGTGTATACCGCCTGTTTCATAATCGGCAATAGGTTATTTGCAATCTGTTCCAGCTCCGCTCCGGTCTTATCTGATACAAGAAAGTTTCCTGTAATCGAATAGTTGTTCCCGGCAGTTCCAGCAATAGCACCGGCATTATCTTCGCTTGTCTTGATTTCTAGCTGCGTGATTGCCTTACTTTGGAAGTCCTCATAATCAAACGTGATGTAGTGTCCGGTCATGGACTCTGTGTTTGCATCAGACGGAAACAAATTGTCAGACGGAAACAAATCTTCCGCCGGATAAAGTGCGCTTGTGATTGCTTTCAGAAAGACATACTCAAACTTGCCCTCTCGGTTGATATTACCAAAGCATCCGTTAATCTCACAGATTGCCGTTACAACGGTTTTTCCGCTGATAGAGGACTCTTCTGTGACTGCGCTTGAATCGTCCGTCTGTGTGGCTACAATCGTCTTATTGACCGTCATGGAATCATTGACAAGGCTTGTTTCGGCTTGCGCAATTCCAAGATATGCAAAGAAGCTATCGCGGAACTGCTTAAGTGTCATTGGAAAGCTAAGTCCTGCATACCAAGGCTTTACATCTGTATTGATAATGTCATACATAGCGTCATATGCCGTAATCTGCCGTTTTGTCCGGTCAGCCGTAGGAACATCGGATGCCACCTTAAAAACTCCGTATGGCATCGGATTTTGGCTATCTCCGTCAATCGTTTCTTCAATAGAGATTGTCTTTCCAATAATGCTTCCTGCGGTGTTTCGTGCTGTGAATTTTACGCAATTCGCTTCGCACGCTCCAAACTTTAATTCAGACTCCGAACAAAGACTTTCTTCAAGTGCAAACGTACCGATTTCAAGCATCGAATTGTCTATTTTCTGATTCGTTCCAACAACAGATATGACCATCTGCTTATCTGTCGAGGAATCCCAATACTTTTCTTTCAAACTGCTATTTATCATATACACCACCTACAAACGAAAATTTGATTGCGTCATACTTAATCTTCCCATGTGCCACAGAATAGAACGTAGGCTGAATATCAGCGATATATCCGTACTGTGTCACATATCCACGTTTCTCCGGAACGTATGCCGTGATATAGCCACCACGTTCCTTTGCCTTGGTATAGTTCTTTTCAATGTTCTTCCAAAAATCATCAAACTGTTTTTCGGTCAGCATGGCTTTAGTTTCAAACTCGACCTTTAAGGCTTTCAGTTCCACGGCATCACGATGCTCATATCCGTTTTCATCCGTCCAAGGGTCTTTGTCCTGCATATTTACATAGGAACTAAACGTGTCCTGCTTTATTAAATTGTTCGGTATGGTATAATTCCCAAACTTTACTAAATATCCACCATATCCCATCGTTTACCTCCTAAAAATGGGCATAAAAATAGCACCTACCGTGTTGGTAGATGCTATCCATTTGATTAAATTTTAAGCTACTACTGATTCCCATTCAGATTTCAGTTTTTCTACATCGTTTTCAAAAAGTTTGCAAGCGATTTCGTACAACTGCGGAATCATTCCCATTTCCCTGTCGATATAATCCATCTTGTTTCTTACTTTTGGTTTGAGTGTGCAACCTTCCATCCTTGATTTAAGGTTGCAGTGATATTTCCTTTCAAATTCTCCATAAAGCAACGAATAGCGTTCTTGATACTTTCCATCGGCACCGAAACGGACAATCTGTGTTATCCGCTGTCTCTTGGTTGCCAAGTCAATATCATCAACGAGTCCGATAATAACATCTTCCTTATGGATGATTTCTTTCTTCTGCCTTTTAATGGTTTCGTTCTGCTCTCTAACAGTTTTTAATGTCTGGGAAAATATCAGCTTAGTGTTTTCATCTGCATATGGCAGGTAAGTGGAAATAAATAATTCATCATTATTGACATACCCACCTGTTTTACGGATTGTAGGGAGAACCTCGGATGTTACCCAACGTTTGAACTTATGAAGTTTTTCTTTTCTTTCGTTTATAAGGGAGTCGTTTTGTGACACACCCTTTGCTTTCTGCGGTTGCATTTGAAAAAGCAAGGAATATAAACCGCTTTCATTAACAATCGTCATTTTTTGTTTTCCACCTGGAGTATCAATTTGTGACACACCCTTATCAGAATCATCAATATTCGAAAGGCTTCTTCTGTAATTCGTATCTCCGAATACTTCGCATATATCCTTTCCAACAAACCATGGTTCATCATCTACCATGGTCATTCTTATCTGTCCGAATATCGGATTTTCAAATACCTCAATGCTATTTTGAATCTTAAGCATAAGTTGTGATTTTTTCATTCGTGTCTACCTCCATACATTTTTATCTGAATAAAAAAGAGGAAACCGCTTGTGAAATCACATTGGTTTCCTCTTTCGTACAGTATGGCGTTCGAGTAAGTAATCCGCTTCTTCACGGATAAGGTTGTTTCCTTAGTAATAAGGATAGACTATTTTTGATTTTGTGTCAATCCGATTTTGGAATTAAAATAAGCCGTGTTTCCACGGCTTAAGTATCATTTATCTTTCAATTTTTATTGTAACCAAGTATATGTATATGCTTCATCAACATATATCTTATAACTGCTCGGATAGATCGTATCGTAATTTGAATCGTACGGAAAACTAAATGAAAAATAATCTGTATCTCCATTCTTTTCACATTCTGCATAATGATAATCATATTTGATCAAGTTGCCAGATGCATCATACATTACGCAAGAAATTTTTACAAATGAAAAATCTTTTCCAGAATCGTTTGTAGCTTCAACCGTAACATTATCTGCTCCAATGTCCGATTGAACCATTATATTGCGAACATCACAAACAGCATTTGTTGCTTCATCAACACTCAACGACATTTTATAGTTATCATAAGAAACATCGTTATAATCAGAATCGCTCGGTGCCTCAAAATAAAGAACACATTCCTTACCGGATTCAAAAGCTCTGTTACAATCGCTTTTGCTATCCAGCATTTTACCGTTTTTGTAGTATACAAGTTTTGCGTCCAGATCAACAGTTACCTTGTTGTTGTTTTTCAAGATAGCAACAACTCCATGACCACTATCTTGGTATTCAATTGAGATGTTTTTCTTTACCTGGTTCGAATTAAAGGAAGAAGTGACGGTAACTTTGCAAGAAAGCGTTTTCTTTGCAATTTTTGCTTTTACGTACGTTGTTCCTTCTCCAACCGCCAGAACCTTTCCATACTTGTTTACAGAAGCAACATATTTATTGCCACTACTCCATTTAGCAGTTTTCCTCATTCCGCTTATCTTTAATGTTGCGGACTCTCCAATTTTTAAATTAAGAGTCTTTCTGCTTAATTTGATAGTTGCCGCCTGTGCAGTTTCCTGTACTCCAACAATGTTCTGTGCCGCTACGCTTGTTGCAAGCATTGAAAAAGATAATGTAGCAACCATAAAAATTTTCTTAATTCCTTTCATATGCAACCCCTTTCCGGAACAATGTGCCATTGTTTGTAATCATTTATTTTTCACTTCGAAGCAAACCTTTGATTCATCCCAAAAATCAGTTTCATATTCGAGTGAAATATCTTTAAAATTTTTCGGAACTTCAAAACAAACAATTCCCTTTGTTTTCTTTCCTGTAGACAATGTTGAATCGAGAGCTTTTCCCTCATCGGCATATGTCATTTCACAATCATACCCATCTGCGTAACAATTAAAATCAGTCGAAGAAATATATTGGTCAGAATCAGATATATTTATAAATTCAAACTCAAATTTGTAATACTCATTTCCCTTTGCTGCTTCATCATATTCATTTTTAAACGGTTCAGCTTTCAAAAATGTTATACGCAGATCTTCCGTTTCTACAGTATCGCCTACTTTAAAAAATTCCTCGCTTGCTTCTGTTGCATTATCCACAGATTCTGTATCTCGACTGTTTTCAACTTTTTTAGGTTTGTCTGAATCACTTCCGTCAAACACAAGTGACGCAAAAATAAAAATAATTATCGCGACTATTGAACAAATCAGACCTGCAATTGCAGTTCCATGCCCTTTCCCCTTTTGCGTAAGCGCAATTATTGCGCATACGAGACCAATTATTGCCGGAACTGCACCTATCGCAACACACGCTAACAAAACGCCTGCTATTCCGCACACTAAAGACGCAATTCCCCATCCACTTTGTTTCATAATCAAATTCCTCCTTGCTTGTAATATATACATATCAATATACCACAAGTATAGGTGTTTGTCACTATACCGGGAATGGCGACATTCCGGTACGATTAAAATACTCTTGTGCGCTTTGCCGTGTGCTATCAAAGATAACTTTTCCGTCAAGTGAAATCTGAATCGGTCGATTATTTCCTCCGCCCATTTTCACAAGTGGCTGGATAACTTCCTTTACAGCCTGTGCAACTCCGTAAGAAACAGACGATACAATCTGGTCGTTATTCATAACTGCCGTATGACCACCAAGCGTACCGACAAGTTCCGGGCCCGCTTCTCTCGCAACGAACATCTGTCCCATGTTTGGCAATCCACCGACTGCGTATTTCTTAATCGGTTTCCAACTTCCACCGGAAAATACACCGCCATCGGCTTTTTTTGTTGCAGAACCTTTTGTTTTTACATTTACGGTTTTTCCTCTAAAGAATGTCGATACACTAGACCAGAGGTTCTTCAAAGCATTTGAAGCAAATGAAATGCCTATTTTTAATGTTCTTCCTGCATTGATAACTTTTTCTTTCCACTCGTCACTTACATCTTTCCACCATGTTCCACCGGCTCTCTTGACGTTTACGGTAAATCTCTTTACCTCTTTTCCTGCCGTAGTGCTTTCCCACCATTTTTTAACATTAGACCACCATTCACCGGATTTATTTTTAACGCCTGTAGTAAATTCTTTTACCTTACCGACCTTCTCTGCCCAATATTTCTTAGTGTTACTCCACCACTTAGATGCATCATTCTGGACTGCGGTTGTAAATTTCTTAACTTGTCCAACTTTTTGCCCCCAATATTTTTTAGTGTTACTCCACCATTCTTTAGCAGAATCTTTGACATCTGTAGTAAATTCTTTTACTTTGCCGACTTTTTTAGACCAATATTCCTTGGTATTCTCCCACCATTCTTTAGCATTATCTTTTACCCTAGCTTTAAAATCTGCATATTTATTTTTTATCTTATCCCAATCAGACTTTAGTTTCTTCCATAATTCAGATGCTGTTGTCTTTATTTTAGCTTGGAATTCAAGCGTTTTGTGGGATTTTACACTGTTTGCATCATATGGGTTTGCGGCATTTTTTATTTTTTCCGTCTTTTCCGAATACTTACTATTAGAATTATACGGATTAGCAGAATTCAAATTTGAATTCTGTCTTGCCTTATCCCTAACACTTCCCCACCAATCAGATATTTTACTGCTTATATCTTGTAAATTCTTTGAGTAATTACTATTTTTATCATACGGATTTGCTTTATTTTTATTAGCGGCATTTTTTCTATCCTCAATAGAGACAGCCCTTCCGTTTTTATATGGATTTGCTGGATTATCTCTAGCGGTTTTCTTACGTCCACTGTTCCATCCGTATTTTTTAATATTGTCTATCCATTCCTTAAAGTCCTTAGAAAACTGCACTGCGACTGTAATTGTGGCTGCAATTACAAAACCTGTCGCAAGGGTTCCGGCTATTCCACCTCCCAACTTTACCAAACTTAGTTTTTTTGTTATCGCTTTACTTAATTTCTTATCAAGATCCTTTGTTATAGCACTCTTTATTAACTTATAGAAGTTTTTCCCAAGTCTGCTAAATGCTCTCGCCCCAATTATCGTTGCTATGGCACTCGGTGATAAATTCGTAAGAAAAGTTTTTAGTCCATTGAAAATATCTTTCCAACTTAAATCATCAAAGAATCCTCGGACAAACTTCCAAAAACCATCAACCCATCCGTTGATAGCTTCTGCGCACTGTTTCCACTTGAATTTCTTGAAAAAACGATTAAATCCATGCGCCACATTCTTGCCAAATGTTTCAAACTTAAATTTATCCGTAAATCCTTTTGATGCGAATATTGCAGTATTCAACGCTCCTGCAATCACATCTGCGGTTGCAGTAAATACGCTATTTCCCTTTTTATCTTCTGAAAACAAACCATTAAGAAACTCTGCGAGTCCTGTTCCAAATCCGGAAGCTTTAGCGTATATTTTATCCCATTCAATGCCACCAACGGCTTTTACAAGGGCTTTTCTTATTTCAATTCCAAGTCCTTCAAGGTCTTTGATGTCGCTTTTGAATTTCTTAAAAATCGTGTCGGTCTGAACCAAACCACCATCAGCACCGGTGCCGCCACCAGCGCCACCAGAACCAGATCCAGAACCAGAACCTTTATTCCCTGAACCGGAACCCTTGTCTTTACTCTGTTTTGAAATAACCTTTAATTCATCAAATGCACGCGTTGCCTGTTGGATTTCCTTTTTTGCTTTCTTGGCATTTTTTGCGATACCACCCGTGTTTTTCCCTGCGTTTCCTGCGGCATTACTTAAATCGTCCATGCCGTCAGATGCGCTTCCAATATCATCAGCAAGACCGCTGATTCCTGCCCCTTTGCTTGCTTCATACTTCCATCCGAAGATTGAACCTAAAGCATTTGTTACCATTTCCGCAAAAGAAATCACCTTTTGCAGAACTGCATTGAGTACCTTGATAAATGGCTTAAATGCATTGATTAAACCACCACCAACAACCGCTCCAAGTGCTTTGAAATTCTCTCTAAGCATGGTTATCTGGTTATGCCATGTCAATATGTTATCGTAAAGGCTTTTTATCCTCTACTTCTTATGGTTTCCCATAAGTTCGGCGTACATTTTCAACCACAGCATTGTGGCTGTCGGATACTCTTGGGGATATTATATTCTACACTCTTTCCATAAGAAAAGAGCATAGGTTCAATCCCTACGCTCTACAATGTGCTATAACTTTTATTTTATAGCCTTATCTCGGTATTAGCTTATTGACTTATCCACTTATAACCATAAGCAGTTCGCCCCTCTTGGTCGATTACATTATGTATTGCTTTGTAATTAACTCCAAGAGATTCCCCTGCTTCGGATATTCTATCGAACACTCTTATAATCTCTCTGGTTTTCGCATCCACTTGCGCAATTTTTCTTCCTTTTTTGCGCTTTTTATAGATGCTCAAATCTTTTATTGGAAAATCTTCTTCGTATACAAAAATATATCCATTTGCCGACTTATAGGTATTTGAAAGCACACCGGAAATAGTTGTTCTATTTGCTCCGGTAATCCTAGCCGCCTCCTGCAAACTTTTAAATTTCTGTATAAAATTTCCTTCCATATCACATTGAATAATGCTTCTCATTCCGTTAGGTTCCGGCTTTCTATAGGTTTTCGCTCCGTTTGATTCATACTCATCCTCAAACATGAACATATAGCCCTTTGTCTGCCGCCTTTTTCCTTTACAATTAAGCAGAACATCCGTATTATTAAATCCGTCAATTTCTGCATCCATTGCACTATCATAACGCTTAATGTACCGTCCGTCAAGTGTCAGCAAAACAACCGCCCTGGCGTTATGATACGGCGCGCCTTTCCCACCTTTGGTCATATTATAGCCATCTCGATAGGTGTTAAATTTTTCAATGTAATACTTTTCCAACTCACAGGCTCTATCTTCGCTTTCACACGTTTCGATGATTTCCCATGAGAAGTTGTCAAACCCGAATTCTTTAATTGCTCTATGAAAGTCGCAATCTTCTTTTTCGTAACACCTTTGATGTTGCCACACTCTGCTATGGAAGTCACAAGTTTGACCGACATAAGATTTTCCGTTTATTTTATTTGTTGCTTTGTAGATATAATATGTTCGCATTAAATCACCTCAAACATATTATACAAAAATGTTCGCGCTAAGTCAACTTAGCTTTCACCGATTTTACCCGATTTTCATCGACATATTGCTATGCCGCGCGACACATGAAACAAAAGTTTCGTTTATCGGCTGTTCTGGCAAAGTCCCCGGTAATATTGGTTGTATGCGCAAGCACATACTGATAACGCAACATGGCTTTTTGAGCCTGCGTCATTGAGGAAATGTTTGCATCAAGTCCTTGTTTTAATGCCCATTCCTTTAATGTTGCCTGTGTCAAGTCGATACCATAACGCCGCATAGGTGCCGTAGTACCGGAAAATACAGATTGCAGACTTTTGGCAATATCTTCTTGACTCACATCATAGAATGAAGCCATATCTCCGGCTAATTCTGTCAACCGGATAGACATTTTTGCCATTTGCCCTTGCGGAATATCAAGGGCTGTTCCCATGGCTTGGAAACGGCTTGCGAACTGTTTCGCAGACAATTCGGACATACCAAATTTTTCAATTGATGTTTTTGCGAAATTGTTAATTAGGCTTTCATACTGCCCGAATGTCTGCCTTACAACGTTCTCAACCTCTGTCAGTGAGGATGATATGTCAATAGCATCTCCAAGTAGCCTAAATCCTCGGAACAAAGTCCAGTAAGTTGCATACACTTTTCCGATTGCTGACGCAAGGGAAAATGACTTCTTTGTTACCATGGATGCACTTGAACTAAATCCACTAAATGAGCTTGTGATGCTTTTTGCCGCTGTTCCTGCCGCTCCACCGGTACGTGATAATTTTGCCAATGCATTTGTCATGTCAATAATATTCCGGCTTACACTAGGGGCTTTCGACAGTTCGGACATAAGCTGTCGCATTGCAACCGCAAGTTTCGGTATGTTCTCGATAGCTTTTGTAGAGCTTGTATAACCAAGCTGTTTGATTCCTCCAGCTAATTCCGACAAACCTTGCACCGATTTCGACATACCGGAAAATGAGCTTACAGACTTTGAAATCTGTCGCATTGCTCCTGCTGCCGCATTGATCTTTCCTGTGTCAATGCTACTAAGCGTTTTAATGTTTCTTGCAAGAGTCGAGAATGACCTTGAATCAACACTCCGCATGACACTCATTGAGTTTGACAATCGGTTTACTCCGGTTGATAACCGGTTAATTCCGCTAGAATCTATGCTTTGCAAGGATGAAGATAGCTTCCCTAGCCTTGTTATCAGCGCATCAATTTGGCCATTAGCCTGTCTTGCCTGTGCTTGAATCTTGACCTCTAAGGTTTCTAATTCCAACAGTTACACCTCCTTTATTTAGTTTTAGAAAAAGGCGGTAAGATTTGACCCTTACCGCCCTTGAATTACTTTTTCAGTTTTCCCTTTTTCAGAAGAGAAAGCATTTTTGAATTTTCCTCTGACGTAAACTTAAAATTGGAAAATCCGTTCTTTTTTGCGATTTCCGCACGATGTTCTTTCGATACATCATCTTCCCCAACCGCTTTTAACGCTTCAACGATTGAACCGGAATTTCCGGTATACTTCGGATAATACTTTGTTTTGCATTTTCTTGCGCCTTTTACAACAATAACTGTGTGACCTTTTATGCGTGTCACAAGAATATCTCCGTTGCGAAGAATAAACCCGGCATGATAAGAACCCATATCATCAAACAAACCGGATTTCAAAATTACCGGTCGTTCATTGGATGTATTGAAATCTCCCACATCCTTACCGGATGCATAGATAATACAAGCACGTACAAGAGAAGAGCAATCGCATTCCGTCTTGACTTTTGTGTTGATTCCATGCTTAATGACTCCGTAGCGTTCCGATTGGTCATAGCCGATATTTTTGTTATCAGATGCAATCTTCATAGCTTCGGCTAACTTCTCCGCAACCCTATCGTCCTTCGCTCTTAGCACGTACCATCCCTTAGAATGGTTATAGAACTTCTGCATCGAAACTTCTTGTCCGGTCTGGTCTCCGGCTTTCCCACCAGAATAACAGTTGCCGTGTTCATCATGCCTAGCACTTCCAATAATTACTGCCATAGCAATACCTCTTTTCTTAAACTATCTTTGGTTTTGGTAAATGTGATTGTCTTGATTTAGCCGCCCATTCTTCTTCTGCCTTAAGCATTTCTCGTATCTCTGCATCTGGATCGTCCGTATTCTGCTTTTCAATGGAATCATAGCAAGTTTCTTTCACGTACTTACTATTACCCTTTCCGAATGTCGCGTCTATTGCGGTCACAAGTGCTGACGTTGCATATCTGCCGAACCACATATACATTTCCATGTCGCGTTGCTTCCATTCTGCCTTATATGCATCCACATAAGGCTTAAGCAACTCTGGATTCATCATATCTATATCATCAACTGAAAATCCGTATCCTTTTGTTACCACAAGGTAAAACGGACGGATTTCCGCAACGTAATATTCCCATGTTAATTCTTGTTGGCTGTCTTGGATGGAGTTTTCTTCGCCGGGGTTCGATTCTTTTTCTCCGTCTCCATCATTTGCGCTAAAAAACTGTTTGACTCCAGCTCGGACTCTAACTCATTAAACAATTCAAGGCAGTTGATTTCGCCATTGTCAATCTTTTCAGAAAGCATATCAAGCACCTTCTGGAACTGCTCGTCATATCCTTCCCCTGTTTCGTAGTCATATCCAAACTCGTCCTTATGGCTTACTTGCAGTCCTACAAGAAGCATCTTAGGAAGTGTTTCAAGTAACAGTTTCTCTACAGACTCTAAGCTTCCGTCCTGCTCACTTACCGACTCTGATACATCTTTGATAAGATGTGACTTTAATGTTGGCTTAAAACCAAATTTGATTGAATATTCGCTATTTCCTAACTTTACTTTCATGTTTTACCTTGCCTTTCTGCCCTATATTGGCAAGGGGGCAGTGTTGCCACCGCCCCCATTGTTGCTTATCTTATTGCTTCAAGTTCTGCTATCGACCGTTCATCCTCGCCTACCGGTGCGGTCGATTGCTCGTCCGATAGGCTTTTTACCCCACCACTGTTACAGTGAATGTTCCATCGTTATTATCAACGACAGTCAACTTATCTGTAACAAGCTCTGATGCTGTACTTGGAATAACTGTTACCGTCATTTCAAGGATTTCATCGTTTCCACCTACATCGTTAGGTGTGGCTGTTGCAGTTCCTACATATGCGTACTTTGCTACGCCGCCAATACCGTCCGTTCCGTACAGATGAATAATATCAAGTTTTTTATCTCCATATCCATCCACCTTTGAAAGATATTCTTTTTCAAGGTTTCCTGTAATTTCTCTTGAATCAGAAGTCTTAATTCCTTTTTCAAAAGTCTGCTGATCATCTTCCATCGTGGTTGACTCAACCGTGTTTGGCGGCGATGCAGGGCTCGGAACTGACTTAGCCGCAACCAAGAGGTTATATGTGCCTGCAAAGTCAGTCTGTTTTTCTGTGTGCTCTTTTACAATGACACGTGTTTTATAACTTGTTGATGCCATATTTTCTACTTCCTTTCTGCTTATAGCTGATCTAAATGCTCAAAGTTTCCAATTACGCGAGTTGCGCGGAATGTAACCGTTCGCACTTGCTTGGAAATTGTTGTGATTACATTTGATACCTCAAACATTTGTTGTTTAAAAAAAGACACCGCATATGCTGCGATGTCCTTAGTTGCTTTTCTTGAACCTTTGTTTGTAATTGTAATCTGAAATGTTGGGCGAATTGCATTGATTGTCTTTGCTTCATTGGTTCGTCCGGCTTCTGTACCACCGATTTGTCTGACTAAAAGTGTCGGGAATGTTGCGGTACCGCCCGATTCTTCATCTTGCGTCACTTTAATTCCTCTTACCTTGCTTTCCATGTAAGATTTCAAAAGGGAACATAAGGTATCTTCAAAATCAAGTGCCCAACTATTTAACTCATTTTCCACCGAATACCTCCCTTGCAATCTTTACATACTGTTGAATAATCCGTTGTTCCGCATTATACATTGGCATTGTGGCTTTGATACCGTGGGTATAACGCCATGTTTCGGTCTTATCATCCCAATAGTACCAACCATCTTCAAAAGCGTGTATTTGCCCCGGATACGTGCCGACACCGAATCCAAGCTCCGGTGCTTTTGGGTTCTCTTTGGAGTTATAAAAAATACCGGCTCCAAACTCTACCGCCAACAAAGTATAGAACGGTTCTCTATCTTCTGACGTTACCGTTTTTCCGGTTGCAATCAGAATCGCGTTCGAGGTCATTAACTGTGGTGCTTTATCTACCCTTACCGTTATCGTGTTTCCTATTGGAGATTTCGATATTTGTTTTATTGCCACCGTCTGACCTTCCTGTGCAAGCCTAGAAACAAGCAAATCGCACTTAGCCTGTAAACTATCGCGGTACTGTTCTAATTTCTTTATAGCGTCTTGTATGGACTTAGTGGATAGTGTCATTGAAATAGGTTTCTTTTTCATGCAATCACCTACTTAATATTCTTCCGAAGAAGAAACAAATCCGTTGTCAGTCCTTCATCAGCAACGCCTTTTACGATGTAATCTGCGGTTTCTGAATCCACTAATCCATCATCAGTGCGCTTGACTTCCGAACGTTTCCACACCACATCACCGGCTTTCAGTGGCAAATATCCTTTATCCGTGACAAGCTGACAGTATGATGTACTATCATCAATTCCAAATTCTTTCACAAGGGCTTCCGACAGCTTATTGCTGATATTGGCTTGGAATGTCGTAGGTTCTGAAAACCCTTCAACTTCCTCGCCTTTTGGAATCTTGTTGCCTTCGGAATCTAAATAAGGTACAAAGTTTCCATCGGAATCCTTGTACCCTTCATAGACAATATCTCCATTTTCGTCAGTTTGTGGGATGAATACCCTCTGACCGGATTGAGAATACTTCATTTCCTGCTTGTTAATGTCAAGCATTGGTGTTTTCCTCTGGGATTCCGGCAACACTTGTCAGAAGCGATAACACTCCGGCAAGGACTGATGCAGAAAGAACATATTTCCAATCCACCGCGCCCATAAATGCCGCCGTTCCAATTCCGGCAATTGCCGCCTGCGCAACAGTCTTGATTGCTCGGATTCCGGCTTTCTTAGTCCAATCCTTCCAATTCCTCATGGCTTTTATCTCCTTTCCCTATATGAATCTCTTCAATCTCATGTTTCATTTTCGTAACCATGCCATTTCCACCTAACGCATGGTACGCATCATACATCTCACAGAAGTTCTGATAGGCATATGACGGTATTTCTCCGATTCTGGTGTACTTTGCATGGTATTCAATGAGCTGGACGCGCAAAAGAAGCATTGTTCCTTTACTGTTCGCGTCCCTGCTTTTCTTTTGCTGTTTAAGAAGCCAAACTATATATCCAAGCACTATTGGAAGTACCACGAGATAAGTTTGAATCAAAATACTTTTCATTTGAATCTCCTTTTGGCGCACTGCCCACCACCGCTTAATGTGCGCCGCCTGCAACCATAATGGTCACGCTCAATCTTCTTTATAAAACTTTAGCAAATGGAAATACCCCGACAAATAGCTTTTCTCTGTCTCTCCAAGCTCTGCTCACACCATTCTCGCTAAAACTCGCCATAAATTCTTCACCAGACTGTGAATGGTCATAGACAGCCAGATTGACAATGACACTTTGGTGTTTCTTTAAGTCTTCAGCTATCATTTCATCTGTGTAGCTGTCGGGATAATTTCTCTTTGCCTTTACATCTTCTGCAGCCTGTTTAATAAGCTGTTCGATTACCGGATTATCTTCTTTGTTATCGAACACTACCACATCAGATGTTGTTTCATCATCATTTGTGACTGTATCAATATGAAATTGTTTAAGTCTGATTTTAACTTGCTCTAATGTGGTGTATTCCATAATTTCAGCTCCTATAACCCTAATTTCTCAATTAACAGTTCTTTAAGTTCTGCTCCTGTAAGCTCCATTGCGTTCTCAATACCTTGTTCTAAGGCAAGTGTCTGCAAGTCCGCTGTTGACATACGCTTAATATCTGTCTTTGTGTAGTCGCTTGTAGGTTGAGCAGGGAACTTGTCCTGCTCTTCCTCATACTTAAGCTCATCTCCATAAACAGCTTCTTGTCTTACATTATCTGCTGTTACTTCTTCGCTCTGCTTTGCGGCGTTGATTTTATGTCGTCTTAATAACATATAAACACCTCTTACTTTCCAAACTTAGCAAGAACAACCTTTGAATCATTGCTTAAGACTGCTGTATAGTGTTCATCACCAGAGATAACAGTTGTCTTTGCAAGAATATCTCTGTCTGATTCAATCTCAACGCTTCTCTTCATATAGATTGTAAGTGCATTCTCTTCCTCTGATGCGCCATCTGCACCTGCGTCCTCGTTAGGGTCATCTGCTGACACGATAACAATAGGGCAAGCGTAGAACTCTGTTGTAACAGACTTTAACTTGCTACCTACCTTAATTTCTTTGCCCTTTGGCTTAAGCGTATGTGCAAGTGCTGTGTCAAGGTGAACATTCGTTGCATCCTCACTTGTTGTATCAGCTACAACATTGATTGTTCCTGTTGAATCATCAAGCTCATACTTAACCAGCTTAACTTTTTTAGACTTAACAACCTGCGCTCCTGCAATAGAACCGATAGTTCCATTCATAATTACATTAAGTGGGTACTTGTCATTGCTCTTGAAATCATCGTCATTAAGTAATGTTGCTTCCTGTGCTGGGTTAATGAATAATATCTTTGTAAGTGATGAATCAGATTCATCATCAAATTTGCTATTAGCCGCTACAACTGCTGAATAGCTGATAGGTTCTGCTGTTCCATCGTAATCAATAGGTGCTGTGCAAAGTGCGTCATAGCTGTCATTATCAACTTTTGCAGCGATTGACATAGCAATCTGATTGATAGCTGTACCAAGTGGGTCGCCATAACCAGATAATACTGATTCATCTGTAAGCTCTACAGCCTTACCTGCTTTCTTAACCTTTGCTTCTGTTGTAGATGTTGTAAGTACTGTTGTACCCATAGCAACACCTTCTGCTACATCTTCTGCGTCACCAATATAAGCATACTTTGGCACAACGATTGTGCTTCCCGGTCTGCCTACAAGTGTTGTATCAACTCTTGCAATAGGCGAAAACTTAATTTTCTTTGGTAACTTAGCTGATACCATATCAGCCATTACTTGTGGGTCTACTAAATTTTCTAACTTAGTCTGTGGCATAGTTTCTTTACCTCCGTTTTCTACTCTGTGAACTTTTTATAAAGTTCTGGATTCTTATTTTTGAACTCCACTCTTTCGTGGTAATTCATCTTGTTAAACTGTTCCTGTGTTATCGTGCTTTCTTCTCCACCGCCTGCATTAATAGCCGGTCTTGATTTAAGCCACTCTGCCTTTGCTTCTTTAACCTGTCTTTGCACTTCATTAGCAATTACAGTTGCTATAAGGCTATGGTCTGCATCTGTAACCGCCTCAATCAAAGAATCAATATCCTTTCCATCACCTATAACTTTCTGATAAGCATTGACAGCTTTCATATGATTAAGTTCTTTGCTCATGTTCTCGAACTTTTCAGCTTGCAATTTTTCAGCTTCCGCTTTTGCTTCCGCTTCCTGTTCTTCTGCTGTCTGCTTGGAGCGAAGTTCTTTCTTGTACTTAGCTGCTTCTGAACTGGCTTTATCGGAAGCGTTCTTATACTTCTCTTTTTCAGCTCTTTCACTAGCGAGCTGTGCCATAAGTTCTTCTACGCTAGGTGTATGCTCTTCGTTCTGTGGTTCATTGTTGGTTGTTGGTTCTGTTGTTGTGTTAATTACATCTGCCATAATTTCTTTACCTCTGCTTTCTGCGTTTTTTGTTGTTCTCTCAACTTCTTGCGATATTTTTATTGCCCTTTCTCTAGGGCATATAAAAAGCCACAAGGCATTCTCTACCTTGTGGCTCAATATCAATTATTTATCTGTTCTGCTCTTATCTATAACCGGACTATTTTCTGTCTGGTCTGATAAGTCTTGCATTGTGCGGTCTTTATTAGGTGGCTGCTCTCCATCTCCACCCTCCGCTTGGTTCTGTGTGCCTTTGTTGATTATACTGTCTTGATATGCCTTAACCATCTCTCCGCTTCTCGCTACAACATCGTTAGGGTCATCAAAGAATGGAATTGCATCAACTGTATCTTTAAGGCTAAATCCGTGGCTTATCAATGTTGCCATGGCATTAACCTTGGTTGACATTTCATAAGTTTTTTGCCGCTTAATGTTAGGCTTTACATCTCTTGCCTTTAATTCAAGTAATGGGTTACTGCTGGCAACATTGTTTGACAACTTAATAGCCGCAAGAACAACTTTTATTTCTTCCATTTTGCAGCCATCAGTAATTAATTGCTGTTTTGCTGCCGCTGTCTCAGCCTGCGACCAACCTGTTGCGTCTGACATTGCAACTCCTGTACTACCACCACTGTTATCATTTCGTTGTGGCACATTGCATTTCTGCAAGATTATCTGTCGCCTTGATTGGATATTATTAAGCATACCTGTGTAATCATAATTAATTGCAAGTGGCTCAACTATTGGAGTTTTGCCATCTGCTGATGTGTAGGTCTGCATCCATTCTCCAGATTTTGGTTTCCTTACTTTTTCAGTAATGCGTTGCGTTCCATCTTTATCAACTGTTGTTTCCTGTTCAACTGGGAAATCAACATCATTTGTATGCCATACCGCCTGTGTATTCTGTTCGACATCATTTGTAAAATCTGAAATGAGTAGGTTTAAGTTATCCATTTCAGATATTTGCCGTTCAAAACAGCCCATTCTATCAAATGACCTTGTGTATTCAATGATAGGAATTTTATGCAGCGGGTTTTCTTCTCCGCTTCTCTCCAAAAACCCCCATTTTGTTTTCCCTTTATTTTTTCCATTAGTGATTTTTATTCCGTCGGTAATTTCATATCTCGTATCTTTGGTAAAACAAGTGTAATACCTGGTGCCACTGTGCTTATCTTTTATATATGTCCCGGCAAGAACAACTCTCTTGTCGCTGTAGGCGGTTGATCTTACAACAAATGTTGTCCTTGGGTCTAATACATTATATGTGAAATAGCTTTCCCCATCCTCGTATTCTGTATTTATATCAATAAGGACATATCCAACACCACCGATTTCAACATATCTTGCAAGTTTCTGCTGCTTCTGTCTTGCGTTCTGTGATTCGTAGCAACTGTTTAATTCCGCTATAGCTTTTGTAAGGTTAGAATCCTCATTGTCGCCATTTTGAACTAACGTTATAGGATTTCCCCACTTAAAACCTAAATTAAACTCCGTGACTTCATTAGCCACATTATCACAACACTTACAGTCAATGTCTGGTCTGTAGGTCTTTGGATTCTTCCTAACTATTGGCTGTATTCCTGCGTCATAATCAAGAAGAAACTGTATTCTGTTAGAATTAATATCATGTTCCAAAATTGCTTCACGCAAAATTGGTATTATATTGTCAGACGTTATTTCTTTTGCGCCTGTATATATGACAATTCTTCCTGCCTGCATTGTCTACACCTCTAATAAAATCTCATGCCATTCGAACTTCTTCTGTCCGGTATTTTCTTAATCTGAAAATTGTCATCATTGTTAGGTACATACCAAATCCACTTGTGACAGTGCCTACAAGCCAGTTTATGTGTTCGTGGGTCTTTGCTGTCTGCTTTGGTTAAAAACTTATGGCAGTTCGGACACATGATTGATTTATCTTTATTCATATAAAAATTCATATTTTTACCTCGTTGCATAACAAAAAGCACCGCCACAATTAAGCAACGGTGCTTTTGATGAAGAATGTGTTTATGAAAAACATCTTTGTAACTTCTTACAAATACAGTATATCATTGGAGCAATATGACATTCTATGACATCTTTAAATACGTGTTACCATATTTTTCTTCAAATGCTTTAAGAGCCTTTCCGTGAAGTCTGATAATTTGTCTCCATGAGTATTTCATTTCTGTAGCAATAACTTCAAAAGTTTTCTTTTCGATATATCTTGAAAACAAAATATTATAGCAATCTTCATTCTCTATGCCGTCTATTTGCCCTATAATCAAGTCTTTTTTTTCAATGTATTCATCTATCATGTTATCAAGATTATGCTCCATTTCGTCAATTTTGGCGTATGTAGAGCCTATTTTATCTGGGTCAGATGACGACATTACTCTTTCTTCATTTTTTACCGCCGATATGCTGCGGGAAAGCTCTCTAAGCTGTGATACCTCTGCCAGCTTATTATTTATCATTCTATTGAGTCTGCTTATTTGGTTCAAATAATCCTTGGTTGTCATACAAACCCTCCTCTTATATCGGACTTGACATTATTACTGTCTTCTTTATCCTGTTTCCTTTTGTAATTCTTAACGCAAAGTTTGAGAAAACATCCGGCACATCGTCTAATTGTTTCTTACCCGATACCGAATACTGCTTTAATAATGACATCATCACTCCATATGGCTCATTAGGCTTATAAAGTGATTGATCTTTGAAAATAATATGTTGTAAAATCCAGTTAGAACACTGAAAAATACGCGCTTCCTTATTTGTCTCTGTCGGTACATCAGTGATGTTGCATATCCACCCTTTATTTTCAACTCGTTTATTAACTTCCATAGCCACTCTGTCACCACCAGCATTACGTTCAAACTCACACTCTTGTACCTGATTGTTAACTAATATGTTTGACGCATTTTCATACTGCATTTCATAGTCTGCCGTATTATCGCACACGCAATCAACGCAGTAATAGTCGTCCCCATATTTTTGAAGCACCGGCATAACAAAATAGTCTGTTCCTTTGCCTTTAGTATCACATTGAGCTGTAACAATTTCTGGTTCTCCGTGTGGAAGATTGAGGTATCTGCGGATTTTATCATCCGGGAATAGTAATCCCTCACGTTCAACAGGCTCCTGTTTATACAAACATCGGTAAGAGATTTCGTCCATGAGTAATTGTTGGTCTGCAAAAAACTCTTTCGTAAAACTGCCATACTCATAATCAAAATTACTTTCCCCTGTCATTGGGTCTACATCAGGAACCGATATTGTTTTGACTCTCGGATTTCCAATATACATATTTTGAATACGTCCGATAACATCATGTACGCTCCAACGAGTGGCAATATGTATCTCTTTACACGGCTTTCCGTCTGTATCTTGCGTCTTACGCTGTCTTGCGTCTACTGCGTATTTATTCCATAATTTATCAAGTATTGTAGGATTTAAGGCTTCCTCAATTCCACCTATCATATCATCAACTAGCAAAAATTTACTTGCACGGACTTTACCAGCATTTTTACTTCCTACAGAAGTACACTGTACAGACGGAAAAGGTTTGTATTTGCCAATATTGAATTGCTCCATTTTGGCATTCGTGCTTGTAACTGATAGGTTAGGAAAAATGTCATGCCATGCATAATCATCATTATTGGTAACAATGTCGTATACCCCATCGTAGTACATTCGTGTAATATCGCCACTGTGCGAATAAAATAGACTGTAGTCTTTTGGGAACCAACCAGCAACTGCCGAATGGAAAAATTTCTCAATCGTACTCTTTCCAGCTCCCGGCACTAGACTCACGCACAATATGTCGTATTTATCATCAATCATGCCTTGCAATGCGTCCACAAGTCCGATTTTGATTAGTTGTTTCCTGCGTGGCATATAAAATCGGTCTTTAGGCTCACGCTTTTTCTCTATGTACTGAAAATAGCTGTCAACTATTTTGTTTTGGGCTTCAAGTAACAAAATCTCATATTTTTTGTTTATCAGATCATATGCGGTTTTGTGGTCGAATGCATATTTTTCCAAATCCCAAATCGTACCGCCTGTTTTATCCTTGCAGAAACGCTCTATAATGTCTTTTGCCCTTTCTGTAAGTTGTAATCCATACTCAATATCTTTCTCTCCGTTTATGGCTACGCTACAAGCATCTACATAGGCATTAATTACTTGTTCATCTATTCCTTTTCTCTGTATGTAGTTTTCATATCCATTTACTGCATTGATTAACTGCTTTGAAGCCAAATAAAAAGCACCTCCGCAAAAGCAGAAGTGCCTTGACCTCTGCCTATAATTTTTCTAGGTTAGCGACTAACTCCATTTGTTAGCCGGTAAATATATTGTTAGATTGTTGGCATTGCGTCATTGCAAATCGGATGTAATTTCTGCACAAGTGCATTATAATCATCAATTACATACCTTGCCGGAATCACATATGCTTTAATGCCATATTTATTTGCTGTTTCCATTTCAATGCAACAGCCGTTCCAATCATAGCTCTCACATATTCCCATGAACACATCAGCCTGTGCCAGCTTCTTAAGGCTTTCTCCTAAATACCATACAGCTTCTTTGCTGTCTTTAGGTGGGTTATCCTCAATGTAGCTGTCGATAAGCTCTAACTCTTCGCCCTCGTATATTTCAGCAATCTTTTTCATCTTCTGAATACTTGCTTTGATTTCTTCCTCTGTTCTGCCTTTCATTGGCACGCTTACAAATAATTTTTTCATAAAAATTCCTTTCCGCTGATAATCAGCAATCATTATTTTAGCTGTAATATACTGTTTTGTGGCACAAAGGGCATTCGCACTTGTAGTTGTCGCCTTCCCTTTGATCTCCACAATATTCATATTCAGTCTTTTCCGCTTCAAAAACGGTTTTGCAATTCTTACACTCAAACTTTAAAGGTTTTCTTTCGTACCTAAGGCTGCCTTCTTTGATTATTTTCATTTCCAATGCACCTTGAACCCTTTCTTTTTATACTCCCCTACGGCTTTTTTAAGGCTCATATCGTCCTCATACTTTTCATTCAGCATAATCACCACATTACCTTTTTCAATGCCGTATATGTTGCAATTTGCAAGTTTCTTAGCCGTTCCAAGGATAGCTTTTGCCTGCTTGCTGCTCATTTCATAGGTTTTTGTTCCCATATTAACAGTCATTTCTCATAAACCTCTCAAAATCTTTCCTGCACTTAGGGCATAGGTCATATTTGCGATTGAATAATTTGAATTTATAGATACTTTCAACCTCTGCTACTATGTCGCAATCTTCAAATGTCGGTTCAATATCTGAGCACCGACCAATTAATGTAAATTTTATCCCTCTCTTTGGTTTTGCTTTTATTTCAGCGCCGCACCTATCGCAAGTGCGCCATTCTTTTTGATGTTTCATTCTTCCACCAACTTTCTAAACACCACTCATAAACATATTTCCAAAATGCAAATCATTTAGTGCTTTTTCTAATTCGTCTTTGTACCCAAATGGACTTAAAGGGCTTTTTATTTCTTCTCTCAAAACCGGCATTGCTGCATCTATCAAAATGCCTTGTGTAGCACTTGCAAGATTTTGCGGTGGCAAATCCGCTAAAGCGCATAACTCCATTCTTTTATGGTCGCATTTTTCAGATTTAGGGCAACTTTTACATTTTTCTGCTAATTTGCTTAAAGGTTCTGCCATCACTACACCAACTTTCTACCACAGATAGGGCAAAAATTAATTTTTACGGCTCCTACAACCTCTTTTCCATCGCTATTGTCGAAAATCATGTTATTTTCAGCTCCAAAAAGGACTAAATTTCCTTTACCATCAATGATTTTCTTTTTATTCCGACAAAAATCACACATTCTTACGCCCCCAATCATAGCAAAAATCGGAATCCTCGTGAGATTCCGTGTCTTTTGTGTGATATAAATATTCCACAATGTTTTATCATCAAATAGCGGCACAGGGAATCGAACCCTGTCAGACAAAACCATGCCAACAGCTTTCAAATCTGCAATTTCTAATCACGGAATGGTTTTCTGTTTCCAATTATGCCGCTACCATCCATAAGTCTCCCATCGACCGGAACTATTGCAGTAGCACCCGACTAAGTGGAGATAAGGAATTGATGTGGCGAGGATTTGAACCTCGCAGAAAAGATTTACTTCCTCATAATGTCCCTGAGAAATACTTTCTCTGTATTGCATTTTGCAATAGACATTTCATAGTGTTTACCCATTCCGCCACACATCAACGCCCTATTTAGGGCAAACGCAGTGTGCAGGATTCGAACCTGCAAGGCGAATAAACGCCCGACCGGATAGCAACCGGCTCCAATTCCATTATGGGAACACTGCTTGATTGCAGAAACAGATACTATGCAACAGTTAGTCGGCACCTTCTAATAGGGACAGGCGTTATGATTTTCTGTTGTTTATCGGTAGGGTGCTTCCCGGCTGTTTACCCGACTTGTACATTTACGAAGCACCTTGCGCCGCTACCGTATCTTACGCTCTATTTTTATTTCTGCAAGTGGGGAAGAGAGGAATTGAACCTCCATCGTTTATACCACTTGGGAACTGATTTACAGTCAGCCGCAACACCGCCAATCGTTGCCGCTTCCCCAGAACCGCCACAAGACGGTTAGCAATATGTTTTACGTGCTATGCGTTACACGATCATGTGCCGTGGGATAGACGCATGATAGAATACCACCGGACGGTCTCGCACCGTCCTTAACAGAATCGTCCTAGTGGCGAAAGGAGGAACCCAAATGCTTGAATCACTCAACCAAGGGTTCAAGTACGTATGGAAAACATACGTGGCTACATGGAACGTCAGCATGTAACCAATTAGGCTACCGGGATTCGAACCCGGGAATACAGGAATCAAAATCCTGTGCCTTACCACTTGGCGATAGCCCATCATTTCCAAATGACCATAATATTCATTGCAAAGATCGCGTATGAAAGCAAATACCCCATTGCGTTTGAATTGTCTTTTTGTTTTACCTGTTCTCTCATAAGTCCCAGTATTACGAGGGCATCTGCCGCTGTTGCAATAACTTTCAAAGCCATATCAATATCTCCCATCCTCAAAGCTGTGTTCCTGTTTGAATCGTTCCATTTCATTTACGCTCATACCGAAGATCCCGGCAGATGAATCAGAGTCCGTATGTTCGAAATACTCGCCCTGCTGCGGAAACATAAACCGGAACATGGCATAATTCGCAACATCACACAGATATTCAAGGTTCCCGGTCTCTTCAAACTTGGCAAGATTCATTTTCAAACTTTCGATTGCATCCACATTCCCGTTTGCAAAATTCATTCTTGCCGGTCCGTATTTGTAATACGACTGTTCAATCAGACCTTTGCGCTTTTCATCAAAAGCTTTGGAATACTCGGTTTTCATCAACTCATTGCCGCAGCTTGCCATTAAACATCACCTTCCGCTCTGTGGTTTGCTCTTTCAATGTCAAAGCCTTCCGGGTAACGTGCCTTAAGCTTGTCCACGTTCATTTGCATGATTTCATCAAGGCTCCATCCAAAGGATTCGCAAAGCATTGCAAGATACCAGCAAATATCGCCAGCTTCTTTCTTTGCATGGTCAATATCAAGCTGTTTCTCGTGGAAGATCCATTTTTTGATTATGTCGTTAAATTCTCCAACCTCACCAGATAGCCCGAGACAAGCATTGAAGACTCCGCCAAGGTCGTAATCTTGCAACGATGCGATATTGTTCTTCTTGCAAGATTTAAGCAAATCAAGTTTATCCGAAATTCTTTCTGTCGCCTTGCGATCATTTGTCCGCATGGCTAATTTCTGGTACTCATTTCCGGTCATATATCATTCTCCTGTCCGAAACACTCTTTTTGTTTTTAAAAATTTTTTTGGAAATGTAGTTGCGATTCGCAACGTGAAAGTGAATTGTTATAAATTTATTATAGCCTATTTACGGTGAAAGTCAATGGGTGTTGTTGTAAGTGGCTTTTTATTTTTTGAGGTATTTAAGGGACTTAGTAGCCGCCCGGTGGTCTTTCTGTCAGACCCCCTCCCCGTCCTTTTCTGCAAACATGGAAATCTAAAATATTTTCCGTTTCGTTTTGTTGTCATTGTGTGAAAATCAAATTGTTTTAATACAATTCATGTCATACCCTTGCAACTATTCGCAAAACCTAACTTTTCCGAATAGTTTACGAATAGTTAAAACGCTACAACCGTTGGTATTACTGCATTTGTGAATTGTAGAATAATCACGCACAATTTAAACCGTATTATTTGCCGCTGCATCCGTAAATTGTGTGTCAATTGCGTGCAATTCTTGGCTCTTTTTCTCGTCCAACCTTGGTAGCTCCTGCGCTGTGATTGCCTTACGTTGCGTGGCATTATCGCCAATGCCCGGCTGATTCATGCCGAACTCGTTATTTCCTACGAACATAGTTCCCACAGGGCTGTTGGAGTCATACGCACGATCAAGGATGCAATCCTTACGAGATCGCTGCAATTTTTGCCACATCTTGAAAGTCAGCGAACTTGGTTCATCACTGGCCCATATATCCATCGTATTGGTTGGTATATTACAAAAATAACTGAATGCTACTGTACTTACCAGCTTACTGTAGACATTGGATATATATATATAATAATCACAAAGTTTATATAATACCTCTCTATCATACCTGTTACAGTTAGTCGGTATAGTTGCATTACCAAGAGGTTTTAGACTCTTGTCTTTTAGTACCGATGTATCCGGGAATAAATGCATACCAACATACTGCATAACAGCTTTCCATTGTCTCTGTCCAGCTTTTAACAAATCTTCGATGTGAAATTCTATACAAGCGTTGTCTATTAAATCCTGTACAGTTGATGTGTATATCTGTACTGTACCTAGATCCACTATAAGGGTTGTAAGATCTACATTCTCTACACTCTTTACATCCTGCATATACTTTTCGCACCTCCAATCCGTTTTATTTCTCTCTGCTTTTGGTATACACTATTTTCGGGCTTAAAGTCAAGGCTTAATTTTTTACAGTGGCATTATATACTTACGCCGCGCGCATATGCGGATATACACTTACTCTACAACCTATAGGCTTTAGATACAGTGTATTATTATTAATTTAAAAGATTTAAGAAAAAGATAGAGAAAGAGAAACATAGTTCTGAAAAAGCGACGTCAGACGATTGTGTCGCCTTATGTCATACGATTGTCAGACGATTTTTTGTAAAAACTGATACTATTCTATCATTTTTTGACTTATCAAAGACCTAATGAGCCTAGCCTTGTTTATAAAAATTTAAGAAAAGTTTTATAGTTTATTTACGGCTTTTCGGAGATTTTGTAAGATATGCCCGGGCAAGTTGTTGTTTTTTGGACATGGCAAAAAGAAAAGACAGCCGAAAAAGCTGCCCTTTGTTTGAAAATATTTACTTGCATTTTGTCCGATCTGATGATATGCTATAGATATGTCTCGCGTGGTGGATGCTCTGCGCGTGGTATCTGGAGCAATTCCCCGGATACAAGGATTGAAATAATTATATTCTCAGTGACGAAAAAAGAGTGGGTCAGATACTTAATCTTTCCCACTCGATTTCTTTTAATGCTTGCCGATCGTCTGTATTATACAACCAAAATCTCCAGCGCGATATATATTTATCTCCTGTGCATTAACCCGGTATGTCAATTCGTCATCATCATAAATCTTGAGCCAGTGTTTAAAATCAGCGACTTTTTTATAATGCGCGCCTATCTCCGCGTCCTCGTCAACGACGTATGCCATATAGCTTCCGTCTTCGCCAAAATCAAGAGTGCTTGTTTTCAATCCGTTTTCGTCGCATCCAACAAGTATTAATGCCGCAATATCGCTTGCCCCTATAAACCTTTTCTCGTACTCTTTGTAGCTTTTCATTTTGTTTCCTCTCCTGTTCTATTCGTTCTTCCCTGCTTCTATAATATTTCATTTTGCTTTTCCAGAAGAATTAGCAATGCATTCATTGTCATTTTCCGAATGTATTCATCATCCTGTAGTTCATTCTCTGTTATTGGCTGATCTTTATCAATAAAATCATAATTTGTATAAATCGTAACTCCTGGATTATCTTTGCACCAAACCGCTACGATCTTATCGCCGCCAAATTCTGCAATATCTTCCTTTAACTCTCCTATCAGTTCTGAGCACTCAAAACTGATTTTTATTCCTTGTTTGTTTGTAAACGCCATATTTATAACCTCCTATTTTCCCATGCGCCTTAGTTGTCAATGGCTCTTGTTAAATATCCGTATATCTTAGTCTGCTCAAACTTTTCCACGTCCTTTCCGTTAAAGTGAGCCCCCACTTCTTTTTTCGCTTTCACCTCGCACTCTTTTTCATCGTCATAAAACCAAACGTAACAATTAGTTACCTTAATGCACTTTAGCGGTTCAATGCTTGGTGATGTTGCTGGTGCGTAATATTTCCCGATTTCAAATTTTTTCATGGCGTTTTCCTTTCCTTTCTTATGCGTTCTTTCCTGCTCCGTAGCACTCATAAAAGCTATCTACGAGCTTTCCAAGTTGTTCCGGTGTAAGTTCTTCTTTCAGATCGTCCGGAATCCACTTATACGATTCACGGAATGTATCGCTGTTCTGTCCGATCTTGGATGATCTCTTGACCATTTCGAGCTTGTACATATCGCCAAGCTCTTCCAGTGTAATATCTCCACTCTTTACTGCTTTTCTTCCCTCTCTTGTTAGGATGCTCATTGCATCTTCTTTTCTGATTGTTCCGATTCCTTTGATCTTCATATGCCGTTCTCATTTCCTGACTTTCGCCTTTGCTCTATTTCTTTGATCTGTCTATACTATAACACACATATATCACTTTTGCAAGTGATATTTTATTTTTTTTGCAATTTCTTTTTCAGTTCCAAATCTTCCGGACTCTCTACATATATAAAGATGTCTTTCGGCTGCATATCCAAAAGCAGACAAAGATTATTAATGCTCTTTGCATTTATATTTGTGTCCTCACGTTTTATTTTTTTGAGCGTTTCTTGACTTAACAATCCGCTTGTTTTAGCCATGTAGGAGTTAAAGCCGATGCGCTCCAACGCGTCCCCTACATCAAATCTGTATTTTAGCATTGCGTACCTTCCTTTCTATATAGATTTTCTTAAATCAATCATACTTTTCCTATCTGGAAAAGTCAAGAAAAATATTTCTAAAAAAAGTGATATTTACTATTGACTGTCACTAAATTTAGTGATATGATACAAGCATCAAATGAAGCACAGAAAGCGAGGAAAACAACATGAAAGATATGAAAGCGGCAGAAGCATTATTAGAAAGCAAAGGTTATTATATTTCGAACCAGTTTGACGGTTTCGCTACTCTTCCAGATGAATATGAATTGAGCGACGTAAACGGAAACGTTGTTATTGATCATTTGAGTGAAGCACAGATTTTACAGATTTCGGAAATTTTATAGGGAGGGCTTAAACATGAGAAAGACGGGAATGCGTTTTACATGGGAAACAACAAAGAACGGTGACGCGATCAACGAACTGAAAAAGAACGGAATCGCGTTTGAGTATAACCACTTCGGGGAACTCACAGCCGACTTTTACGGAATCGGCATTTTTGAAAAAGTCGATTTTGAACACGTCCAAGGCGATGTATTTGAAATCTGCATAGCATAGCCGAAACGCTCCGATCTGGAGCGTCAGCCGCGGGATGGTCTCCCGGCTCTGATGATGGCAGACCAGAAAACGAAAGCGAGGTTTTTGAACATGGAAAAATATATAATGGTTGCAACAAATGAACAGATAGAAAGAAGCAAGGCGCGCAGAAAAGTCATTGAAGCATTGGAGTATAACCCAATGTGCTACAACTGTAAGAGTTTTGGAAAGTCCTGCAAAGGGTCAACAAATAAAGTATATAGCGGATGCGTCTATAAAGAGGTTGACGAATCGAAACCGTCTATATATACACAGATTTTAGAACAAGTGAAATAGTCGAAACCGCCACTCCTGGCGGTCTGCAGGAACTGCCCCACCTGCACTGATGAGACAGGGCACACAATGAAAGGATGGTTGATTTTATGGCTACAGTTAAATTACAAGGAATTTATGAAAGAAGAAACGCTATCCCGGCGGCAGAACTCAAGCCGGGCATGGTTACAGTTTGGAATTTTGGATACACCGAGACGGTAAAAAGCGTTGAGCCTACCAAGAGCGGAAAAAGCGTCAGATGCGTTATTATTTCCGACGAAAGTGGAAAAGAATACACGCGAACAATGCGAAACGATAGACTTGTAGCAATCGCATAGGCAAGGGCGGCTTTTCCGGGGTTCGATTCCCCGGCTTGCCATTACTCAAAAATGAGCAAATAAAAGGAAAGAGGTATAAGAAATGGAAGAAAGATATATTTTGCACACGGGAAAAGGTGTGCAGATCGTAACAGAATCGCAAGCAATTAACAACGCGCTAGATCAAGAAAAAAGCGGCGTTATTCCGCGTTACTCATTCCGGGATTATAAGACCGGGGAAAAACTTACACCGCCCGGATGGCTTGTGTTCTCAACTTTTGCGGACGGATGCGGCGTTGTGTACCGCAGATCTGACGGAAAAATGATCGTAACAACAGGATTTCAAGGGGATTTTGTTGTAATTTAAGGCGGTACCATTCCGCCTTTTTCGCGTGCTTGGTGCATCCGTTCCGGTTCGATTCCGGGAGCGCGGACTACATGGAAATCGGTTTCCATGCGCAAATTGACAAATAAACACAATATAAGGAGGTGGGAAAGATGGGAAAATATGAGTATATCGGGAAAAGGGAAATCATGCGCCGCGTGCGTGCCCTTGGTTATATGGAAATATCCGGAAAAACGTGCGGCTACTCGAAATATGAGGGTGTGGAATGGGTGGAGTCTGCAAAAATCAAAATAACCGCCCAGCGTGGCGGCGACTGGTTGCAGATCACACAAAGACCGGAAAGCGTAACACACACTTACAGCCGGTACGATGGGGAAAACTATCTTGACAAGTGGTAAAATGCGGTCTATGCTAGATTGTAACTATAGCCGGGCAAGCGTCTTTTGGCGTTTGCCTGTGATCGGCAATATTATCAAATATCATCAATGAATTATTTATATATGGCATAAAATATAGTGTATTTGTGTTATTTGCGGAATATCGCAGATAATTGCACGTTTGTTACACGTTTTTGGGAATCCGTAAAAATGGAATCTTGACCCCAAAAACGCTACCCCAGGGGGGTACAAAAAAATTACGAAATATTTTTTGGGGCGCGGAGAAAATTTTCTTTCGTAAAAATCAAAGACCGCGCCGCATAATCACTTTTACTCAACTCTTCTATCAGCCTTTCCCTAGTCATTTCCGGATTCGTCCGGTGCACGTACTGTAAGAGTTCTGAAATTTTATCCATTATGCAACCTCCATAAGTTCAATCAATAGTCTGTCTGCTATTTCAAATACTTCTCTTCCGTATGTAGCCAAGAAGTCTGCTACAATTTCCTCTGTATCAATATCCATGTATACATTATACGAAAGACAAAACGCATGACATAATTCGTGACATAACACACGGTCAAGGAACCTTCCGCGTAAATCATCCGAAAGATATATTGTTTTCGTGTTCCTGTCGGTCATGCCTACTGTTCTGCTCCCATCACTTCTCTGTAGCATATCGCTGTAACGCGATACTTTGACCAAATTCCACATTTCATTGTTTATCGTGAACAATTTACCACCTCGCAAACAAAGAGGGCAAAATGCCCTCTCTATTACATTTTCGTGACAAGCGTAGTCAGCTTTGTCTTGGTCAACTGTTTCTCTTCTGGGGACATACCGGAAAACAGTTCGGTCACATCTTCAGAAAGAGATTTCATGTACTTTTCGAGTTCTTTCATCTTTGCGTCCTTATCTTCCGGTGAATTTCCGTTATGCATTTCCTTTGTCTCCATGTAGCTTCTCCGGCTCATACCGGCTCTGCCCTCTCTTGCATCGTGAGTACCGGTACTCATGCCGTTATTTCCGCTCATAGGCTCTGAATAATACATCTTTCCCATACTCATTCTGTCAAGGTCTCTCATTCGCTCTGCATCCGACATATTTTCCCATTCCCGGTAATCTTCCGGCATCTGATGATAATATGGAGGTTCTACATATCCTCTGCGTGTTCCACGTCCTTTCGGTGCGAATCTGCCATTTGCATAGCGGTAATGGTCGTAAAATCTTCTGTCTGGATAATCCTCGTACTGTTCAAGCATACGCATAATATCCTCGTTATTTTCAGACTTTTTCATTGCTTCAACAATGTTATAGTCTTTGTCAAAGCATACGATATTCTTTGCAATCTCTGTCCAATCCTTGAGATCATCAAGGTTTTGTCCTTCAAAATTCTCGATTCCGATGCCGTCAACGTGGGCTTTCACGCAATCCATAATCTGTTTCGCAAATTTATGCATAATATCAAGCCTCCCTTACTGCAATCAAATTACTGTTCTGCACCTCGATAGCCTGCGCGGACGTATTCTGCACGGCTACGGTACTGCAACAACCGCAAGGTACATCAACATATGCCTGTGCTGATACATTAAAGAAATTCTCAACTGCCGCAGGGGTTACGATCATCTTTGTTGACTGCAAAGGTTCTCCATCAACCGCGATTGCAAGAGAAATCTCTCCGACTGTTCCGCCTGTCGGGATCTGAATGTTGCCGGAATACGACACAAGGAATCTCGCTTTGCACTGATTTGTGATACCTCTTAGCTTGATAATTCCACTTCCCTGTCTGTGTACGATACATTTTGTTCCATTTACCGCTGTTTCTGTAAATACCACATCTTCTCCAGCGGCAACGGTTTGTAATGCAATTCCTGTTACTTCCATTATTTTTACCTCTCTTCCATAAAATAAGGGCAAACATTACAGTCTGCCCTTTGGTTATAAGTAATACTGCTTAGCAGACATGATCGAGTTAAACTCAATTAAGATACTCAATTATTTAGTTTTAGCAGCCACAACCGGTGTTGCATCCGCATCCATATGCATAAGCATTTGGGTTAGGTACAACATATGCCGGGATAGCAGACGGATTTACTGCATTGATAATCTGCTGTGTCTGAGCTGCCATCTGAGTTGTAAGTAATGCACTCTGACGATCCTGTGAAGCTGCTCTACGCAGATCATTATTTTCTGCCTGTAAGGAAGAAATTTTTTCATTGCATAGATAATCGAGAATAGCGCGTGTTCCTGCATTCTGACTGTCGATAATGTCTCTCGTGTTGCTGTTCATGGTGTTCTGCAACGCGCAAGTGTTAGTTGCCATGTTGTAGTTTACGCCTTGGATAGCTTCTCTTGTTTCGCAGCAGCAGTTTGCGAGCTGTGACTGTAATGCGTTTGTATTCTGCATGTTAGCGACTGTATCAGCATTGATAGCCTGCTGGATGCCGAATCCGGTCTGCAAAATGTTTGTGTTGATGCCATTCATGCCTGTTTGCACTGCATAGAATCCGTCACAAAGTCCGTTTGTAATGCCATCAAGTTTTGACACAACCGCCTGATTATCAAATCCGCGCTGAATTTCGCTTCCGACACCACCATTCATTCCGTTTCCTCCGAATCCGTTACCGAATCCACCCCATCCGAAGATAGCGAAGATAACGATAATGAACCATAACCATGAGCCTTCTGCGCCCCATCCATTGTTATTTCCGTTTCCGTCAATGTTTGCTACGAGCGGAACGGATGCACAATTACCTGTGTTAAACATAGAATTTACCTCCATAATTCATTTTTATATACATAATCTTGCAAGAATTAGTATCACATTCCTAATTTGCTTTTAAACGACTCAAAAGCCTTGTCTGCGTCAATTCCCTTTTCTTTGCACAAATTCCTAGCCATCTGCTCGATGCCCTTGGAATCTCCCTTCTGCGCCATTTGCATAGCATTGCGTGCCATAGGGTTGCTCATTACGCTGTTATTCCCCATCATTTGTTGTAAAAACTGCTGTGGGTTTCTCATTCCCTGTAACATCTGCATAGGATTCATTAAGACTCACTCTCCTTTTGTGTTCGTGAAGATTTTCTTTGCGTTTGCGAAGATAGCTTATCTTCCAACTCTTCCATCTTTCCAAACAAGCAATCCAATTTGTCAGTAATAGCCCTTGTCGCATCGTCAGACAGCCCTATTTCAATTCTTTTATCATCGCTTGAAGAATCTGCCATCTGCTCATTAAAAGGCTTGTAAACGGTCTTTCTGATTGTTCCGTTGGCATCCCATTGTTTTGCTACGATTGCGCTCATGTCCTGCATTGGGAAAAACGCAACGCTTCCATCCATAGGCACATCATTTGCCATGATTGCCGATTCCGACTGCACTACTTTTCCTTGGATTCCAAGAAACTGCGGTTGCATCTGCGGAATCTGTGGCTCTGGCTGTTGAAACCTCTGCATTGGGTTGTACTGATATGCGGCATAGCTTGGGTTTGGGTTAAATGCCATATTCTGATTTTGCATCTGATACATTCTCTTCCTCCAATACTTCCTTGATTGCGTGTATCATTGCTGACTGATACACAAGCGGAACCTTTGAAACATCTTCTCTTGTTAAGATTTTTTCAAGAATTTCATCCGTAAATAACAT